AAGTCTGCGAAGGATTTCAGAAGTCTGTCACAAGAAGATGTGATGAAGATAACGAAGTCATTTGTAGACCAAGTGCAGGGTAGTTACGATGGCCGCAACTTACCTCTTGGTATCATGGAAGGCCCTGCTGCGCCTTTCTTCGCGCTTAGCAGGTGGTCTGTAGAAAAGGCGAATGTAATCAGGAAAGATGTTCTGGAACCTCTTGCTAGAGGTAACGTGAAACCCTTCTTAATGTATTCGCTTGGTTCTATCTTGACTGGCGCTGTAGTTGAGAAGCTTGCCGAGGAAGTAAACAATAGACGTGCTGCTGACCCAACTCTGAATGAGGCGTTTAAGAACTCGCAAGCTGATACAGATGACCAAGTAGGTTGGGCTATTAAAGCCCTACAACTAGGCTCATTTGCGGGTATTATGTCTGATGTAGTAAAAGGTGGATGGGACTTAAAGGAGGGTAAAATTCCGCAAGGTTTTACTTACCCGGCGGCAGATTTTATCTCGAATACGTTAGGTCAAAACTTGAGTGATGCACTTGCTGCGATTAAAGAAGGAGAAGATGCTGGTAAAGTTATGTCCCTATTCGTAGAACAAGTTGCTAAGAACTCTTTGCAGGGTTACCGCCTAGTTAATAACAACTTCTTGAATGAGGAAGATACAGAGAGAAGTGAGAAGTTCCGCGACAAGGCTGTATTTGAGACTATGACTGGCCAGAAGCAACCTACTTCATTTGGTGCTGCACGGAGTAATCCATTCATGGACACAGACTACAAAGAATTCAAGAGAGCGGGAACGCCAGAAGAAGCAATAGCTGCATTGAAGCCTGCTATTGACGCGGCGATAAGGAAGAGTGAAGGTAATCCACAGAAGTTGAAGAGGGAACTGGAGAGTTTAAAGCGTAACTCTTTCCAAACTATGCCATCTCCTGAAAATATGCCACAGGAGTTTCTTAATTACGTGTTGTTCCTGAGGGAGACTCAGGGAGAGGAAGTAGCAACTGCACGGGTGCAGGAGTATTTGACGATGAATCAGTTGAACAAGATGAAGTCAAAGGCAATTCCAACTGCACGATAAGTCTCGGACAAAGATAGTTCCACTTATCTCTAAGTTCTGCAAGTGAATCTCCTCTTGTGTATCTGCAACATTGGCAATACCAGTAGGACTTCATTCCGTAGAAGCCTAGAACTAGGGTTGGCACTACAGTCTTGCTACAACCAATACAAGGATTAAGACCCTGACTCAAGTCTAACCCCAACAAATATTGGTGTTCTTGGTTTGTCTTTTGTTCCATAAGGTTTGTATTTGAATGTTACTTGTTTCTTGAGGTAGAAATCTCTTCTGTCCCAAATCTCGGCACGTTCTTCACGTGTGAATCCGCTTCCAATGTTGAACGTCTCGGTGCAACCTTCCCACTTACAAACTAGTGCGCCGAGTGAGTTAGCTGGTCGGAGGTTTTCTTTTTTGGTGCAGGATGTGTCATCGTTAATTAGCTCTTCTTCAAAGCCTACGATGGTTGCTTCAGTGCGACGCCAAGGTGTTACTTTAAGCAGGTATTGTTCAGTAAGAGTAGACCTTCCGAATTTATACTTACCTGTTGTAGACCGTATCATGTAGCCTTCATACTTATCTTCGTAGTTGTTTATGTAGCGTGCAGAACAGAATTCAAAATCTTCTTCAGTAATAGCCAAGAACTGCTCTACTACATACAGTGGAATACTTTTTATATCCTTAGCTAGTAACTCTAGTTTCTCTAACCTATATTCAAAAGCAAGGTTACAAGTCGGCATATCAGGAGCATAATCGAATACATGGTATTCAAACGCTGGTTCTCCATCTTCCGACATTACGTCTGACTGTATACCGTGGAATGTTTTCCTTGTTCTATCTACACGTAGAGTAATTATTTCTCCGTCAAAGCCCGCAGGCAACTGTGCTTTGATTATCTGATTGCGTATCCAATGGTTAGGAATCATCTTATTGTCACGCGTCCGTGGTATGCCACCTTCATGTATGATGCAGCGTATACCATCTATCTTCTCAGAGACGTAACAAGGAAGCCTAACATCACGTAGGTCGAACTCCTTATTATACGCTAACATAGGTTTGAACTTCTTATTCCAGAATTCGGCTGGAGTAAGAGGTTTAGTGGGAGTTAGTTGTAACTTAAGTTGAGTTGTCATAGAACTCTTTTACGTGAATATACCTGAAGTTTTGTATTACAATTAGGACAATGTGCGTAGTCATTCATACAGAACTCGAAAATAGACGAGTATGTTTCGTGCTTCTCACATTCAAATCTACAGCTACAATGATAGCATTCTCCCTCAAAGTAATAAGTAATCGTCTTGTTTTTGTTTGGATTCTCTAGTATAATCATAGCTTATTCCTTCACTCTATAAAATACATCCATCTGTCCATCTTTGTTCGGTAACGAAACTATCTCCACAGTTCCCGTTTCCTTAAGGTAGTCTAGGGCCTCGTCTAATTCTGTAGTTCGTAAGTCACCAACGAATGCTGCCCATATCTGGTTACGTGTAGCAGCGCGCATTTTGTGATTCCGGAGGAATTTTACTATATTCTTAATAGGGCCAGACAGAGGATTATTCCCATCAAAATCAAGAGCGTGGTGCATATTACGTTCAAGATAGAGTAGTATAGACTGAGCGTCGAGTATGTCTTGCAGAGTGAGCTCAAAGTCAAGGCTACGAGAGAAGTGGATAGCCATAGCAAACTTAGGCAGATGAATATTCTTACGTGCATACCAAGGAATTAGTTTAATGTTTTTGTTAAGTCGAATCTCAGATATATCTTGCGAGAAATATTTATGTAAGTAGTCTTGCGCTTCTGGAGTTAGAGTAACACGGCCGTAAAGAGTAGATAGCTTCTTAAGGTGGTCTAGGATTGCAGCGCGGCATTGTTTCTGAGTGTCGTCTAGGTCTTTGAATTCTGGGAACTTATTTACCCTGTTGGCGAATTCGTAAACGAAAGTAATACGTGCAGATAAGCCCTCTTCAATAAGAGAACCACGGAATGATTTACGCAAGAATCCCGGCGTTGTGCCAGCGAGCAAGTTAAGGCAACACTTCCTTACGAGGTCGGAACCTCTGCCAATAGTTTCGTAAGAGTAGTTCTTGCAGTCAAACGCTGTAAGGAGATAGTCTGCTACATCTTCTGTCTTTCTCTTAAAGAGAGATGACATTTCTTCAAGAGAAAAGAATACAGAAGCATGTAAGTATTTCTTCTCTTTGCCGTCTAGTTCGCATTTATACTTGAGAGCTTTAAGGGCTTTAGCATGGTTAGATACTAACTTCTCGAAGGTTACAGAGTCGGGCATCTGTCTAAATAGAGAACGCTCTTCGTGAATGATGTTCTTATCTTTCCCTGCTAACGCTCCTGCCATCATAGCCTCGGATAGAACTGTATCTTTAAGAGCTTGTGCTTTCTGCTGATGTTCTACCATGTCTGGAGTTAGAATCTTAACGTCATTCTTTTCTCCTTTGAAGTCTTTGTGGAACGTTAAGAACTCCGTTACTGGACCAATGACTTGGCCTTTACCTATACCGGGTTCGCCGACTAGAACGAGGAATAGGTTAGGGAATAGAGGCTTCTCTGCGGGACCTAACCAGACACGTCTCTCTAAAGCGGCTGCTATCATATAAATGAATCCCAAATCAATGTATGAGTCTGGTGATATTGCATCTTTATTATAATAGCGCCATAGGTCAAGCTGGTGCCATGTATTGTAATGACTAGCTGATAAGGTTTCCATGCGTTAGAAAGTATTTAAGACTGCAAATTCGCCGTGTAATTTCAGCATCAATTCATTTGCGCTCTTTGCAGCTTCAACTTCAGTTTTGAATCTACCTCCGAAATAGCCTTTCTTGTCCTTCGTAATATGCACTTGCCACAGACCGCGCGCTGCTGACCAAGAAACTCCCTTAAATTTTGAAGTCGTATTTGGTCTTATATACTTTTCAGTATTAGCTGCATTTTGCGAAACATTACAAGTTCTTAAATTACATTTTCTATTGTCTAACACATCTCGATTGATATGATCTACATAAAGGTGCTTATCAGTAATTGCAATTCCAAGCACTAATCTATGTAACCATATAACTCTTCCGTGTGTGCCTTTACGAAATATCTTGCTACTAGCACTTAGTCCTTGCTTCGCATAAGCCCATTTAGTATTATGCGAAATAATAGTTTCGTATAATTCGTCGTCTACAATTGCAACTAAGCTTGTGTTAGATAATTTAAGCTCCATATGGAATAGCCCTTAAGCCGTTTGGATTTTTCTTTTCATGCTGCGGCATCCAGTTCATGCCCCATTGTGCTTCTGATTTCATGTGAAAGATTTCTCCACGTGGAGAAGTTAATACTTGAGAGGAGATAGCTAGCTGTGCTTGCTTAGCACATTCCTTAATTTCCTCCATATTATTTGGACACTGTATCAACATAGAGTCATGTTTGTTGTTCAGTATATGCCAGTCTAACTTATGTTCTGCGATATACGCATATATCTTAGTGATAGCAACGTGTATTATAATGCCAACAGTAGCTTGTGGAACGGCAGAATACAATTCCTTTTTTTTCATCTCACGAAGAGGAACTGTTATCTGAATAGGAAATCCTTGCAGGGTATAAAGGACTCCTTCTTCCCTTGCTATCCTATCTACTTCACGTTGCCACTCTGCTAGTTCAGGAAACAGTTCATGGTATACTGCCAAGAAATAATCTGCTTGCTTCCTTGTTAGGACAATTCTTCCCTCCGACTTAATCAACACGTTCAGTTGAAGTGCGCCGCCCTTAATGTCATAGTTCGATGCATGACAGACCATCTTTGCGATTGCATAGTAGCGTTCTTTCGCTGGCCAGTTGTCAGAGTCACGGATAAGTGTGTCTAGTTCTTTCCATTGTGGGTGTTTCTTGATTAGTTCAATAGGCAGGAGTGAGATACCCTCAACATCAACATGAGGTAAACGCTTAATCCACTCGCTCTTAAAGAAGTGCAGAGCTACATACACGTGAACTTTAATTCCGTTAAGAAACAGTTTCCTGTAGTTGCCTTCTCTGCATAAGTAAGCTACGCACAACGCATCTGCTCCTGATTCGTCTGGTTGCACAAACGCATATCCATCATCTGGTATATAGAGTTTGCAGATACTCTTAGAAGGATTCTGCAAATTCGTGCCCCACCTGCTCATTACTTCCTTGCTAGCTGCACGAAAGAATGTAGTGCCACCTAGTTTGTAATCGGTGGTAGAGCGAGGGTGAGCGAGAGATGAGAAGGAGGTTATCATCTTAATCTAGTCCGTGCATCCTCAACGCTGTAATGAACTTACAAAATGGAGAAGAGCAATTCGACCTGTAGGGGTAATTAGGAGGGATTACTTCTTCCTTAATGTATTTGATTACTGCATTACATTTAGCAGAGTAATTACGTTCATAAATTATTCTCTCAGTTAACGTAGTTAGTTCTAAGTTGTAAGCTAGTTTAGCTCTAGCGGCGGCATTCTTGTGAGAAGTTAGCTCGTCTTGTAGATGACGAATTACAGCGTGTGCCTCAGTCAGGGCTTGTTCATTTGCAGTCTCGTTACTCATCTCCTTTATCCTCCACTTTGTCTAGTTCCATAAGCTCTCTTGAGTTACCAAGCTCTGTGAACATAGGATTAAATTGTATGCTACCAGTTTCTTTTTGCAACCGGCGAAATGCTAAGACGAAATCAATTACAGGATTGTCAGGATACTGCAACTTAAGTTTATACATAGCCTCCTTAGCTAGAGACGGCTTCCTTGTTTTCATCGACCGTGCCATAACCTTATACCCTAAGAGGTTGTGGAAATACTCACAAGATTGTTTGTTACTTGAAGCAAGAGCGAATATCTTCTTACCTGTCTTGTTCAAGTTAACAAGGTGAGCAACTGTTCCCTCTCCAAGCAATGCACGAAGTATCCTATTGTATTGCATCATCAATCTATCATTCGTATCTATCCGCTTTTTCCACTCTTCGCCATCTAGTCTCATTCCTGTGAACTCGATGCTCAAGTATGGCTTAGATGAAGCATTGACTTGCGCTATAGATTCTGTAAGTCCACGTCTGGCCGCCGCGTAAGCTACTTGTGCTTCTTTCACAAGCCTCATAGACCATACATCTTTACCACAGTAGCGTAAGAGTGCTTCATCTTGGAAACGATTCTTGGGGCAGAACACACCCTCATCTTTGTGGAATTCTAAGTATGTCCACAAAGATACACAATGCGAGAGGGATTTCTCAGGCCAAGGGAATATCCTGTGTTGGGCTAACATTGTATCGTAGGTAGACTGTCCGACGGCAATGTTGTATTTCCAAGCTAGCACCCACCAGTCGAAAGACTTGCCGTTGTGGGATACTATTATGTTGTCACGAATAGCGATTCTTAAAGCCCACAATATTTTGCCAACATTTTGATAAATGAACTTATAGTTATAATCCAAGATGCCAACGACATACACCCTATTACTATTCCCAAAGTTGAAAGCAAAACACCGCATATTGAGTGCCTCGTCTGTTTCCATGTCAAAGTAGAAGTCGTTTCCTTTACAGCTAGTGAGAGCTGTAATAACATCCACGAGAGGAGGGTTAATGATATACTCAGGATTGATGCGATTAGTATTTGTTTCATGTTCTCCTTTAGATATACGGATTGCTTTCTTGAAATCTTGTTGCATCCAGAAGCGCCAGTTTACACGCTGCGTCCTGCCATGACGTGCTTTAGAATGTTCGTTCTCTGACAGGACTATCTTCTCGTCGTCTTCATACTTAGCATCTATGTCTCCTACTTCGTTTTCTTTAACAGTAGAATGAGAAAAGTTATTGAGACGAGACTCGTAATCAATAAAATCAAAGGTGTCCTGTGGAAGATAGCTAGGGATATAGTAGATACCTGTATTCCTGTCAGGAAGGGCATAACCTCTTTGTTCCTGCAAAGTATACTTCTTAAATTCTGTAGGTGCATATTGTGTCATTGCTTCTTGTCCTAGGAGTAGGACAACTTTAGTTCCTTCTAGGAGTGGAGCGGTTACTGTCCTCGTCCTAACGTCACACTTAAATACGTTAGTTTCAGGCCGGAGACATTCATTATTCACGTAGTCGCCAGCTAAGCCTTGTAGTAACTTACCTTTATGCAGGACGTCAAACCTACTTGGATTAGACATAATGATTGTTATGCCATTATATCCTAATTTAGGCGGACAATGAACTGCTGGACAAGGGAGCTTGATTACTGGAAGTTGTTTGTCGTCTGACATAGCATTAGTTAGGATGCATACAAGCTATAGCCCAGGCGGGAAGAATAGTAAATGTCTCACGAATCTTCTCTTGATGAAACACATACATGCTCTTGTCTGGAGTTGGTCCTTTGTTAGGAACAGCTAGTAACGTCATATCATTCTCATAGCCACTCATGCTCCAACTACGTTTAGTCTTATACCATACTTCACTTGGGTCACGTTCAGAGTATCCGACAAAGTTAATACCAGTAGACGTAATTTCGTAGTTGTATTGATGAGTAGAGTTCTTCGTTATATCTAATGTGTTAACTCCATGCCTATCGTGCCACTGTGTATACACAAGTTTCAAATCTGCATCATGATAGAACGTAACTCGCAAGCCAGCTTGCTTCTTCGCCTGTTCTACCATCTGCGTAAATCTGGAGAAGTTATTAACTAGTTCTTGAACTGCATACAAAAGTTTAGTTGCAGTCGGAATTGGTTTCTTTAGTTCTTTCATATTGTGATGCTATAGTAAGCTAAAGGTAGCCCTCCTACAACCTTGCAGAAGGGCTATTGTTTAACGCACTAGTAGCTTAGTTGGTGGGCGGTGGAACTTCCCCGATGATGTCGAAGATTTGAGCGTTGGGCTTGAACCCACGACTGACTGGCTGGCCACTTGCATCAAGGATGTTCTCATACTTCCCTTCTGCATTCTTCTTCTGTAGGAATTGCTCTTCACTAGACAGGACTGCATCGAAGAACTTACCATTCATCCACTGAATGTCAGGATTCTCCAAGTCAATCTCGTCTACATTGTTACCGAGCTTATCCCACAGAGAGAACAAGTTAGCGAGGTTAGGTTGTGTGCAAGGAGCGTAGTAGATAACTTCCATCCCCTCAATCTTAGCTTGCATACCGGATGCTTGCGTAACAATTCGGGGCGCTACGATTTCAGTAACGAGCGTCACCATAGGTTTACCAGATGACTTACTCTCACCGAACTTAGCTTCCTTAACACGCAGAGTGTAGCGGTCGCGTTCGAGTGCCACGTTGTTACCTTGCAGGATTGCGTCTTCACGTTTTGCCATATGTTTTATATTGGTAGTAAGATACCAGCTATCTTGTGTTGTTGTTTTTGTTTACCGTATATCACTAGCTCGTCGCTAGCAAATTCCGGTGTTAGTAGTTTGCTACTATGTCGGGACACCCGGCTCCGTCACGCTGTTGTTTTTAACGTCTGTCTGCTACCGTGAACTCATATACATTGACGTTTAGCTATTGCTAGCCAAAGTGTTTTGAGTCTTATACTTCTCAAAAATTCTGTAGTTCTGTTCTACGAACATAGGGATATCCCGCAACCTACTTCCGCAGTCTGCCGTCCCGTCTGGTTTAGTTTGCCAGAAATAGTCTACTACAGGAGTCTTGCCATCTTTCTCGAAGAGTGGTTTCTTGTCAGCGTCACGCTGTTGGATAACGTGACAACGGAAGAAGTCAGAGAAGTAGAGTGCTATTTTATTCACGAACTTACCTTGCATCAGCGGCTCTATCTTACCCGTAATGTTCTTCTCTTTATCCATCTGAGGTTGTTCGTGGAATGTAACTACTACTTGGCAGTTAAGTTCCTTAAGTGTATTCAGAATCTTCTGAGCGTAATCTACTTTCCTTGCCCAGAATGCGAACTCATCAATAGAACCTTGCTTAGTATAGACCGGTTCTAAGTCAGTTTGAATGTCGAAGGAATCTTGAAGAGTAGTCCAACTGTCAAGCACAAGAGTCTGCTCGGCAGAGAATTTAGATGCTTCCTCGCTAAGCCAAACTTGGAGTAAGTCGCGGCGATTTATGACGTTGGCGTTGATGCCAGTGTTAGCTTTTACTTTCCACTTAGCTTGGTTAGCTAGGCACCATTCTTTCTTATAGAAGGGAACGACTATAATGTCACGACCTAAGTGCCCAGTTAAGTTGCCATCGAAGTCAGCTACAATAGGATTAGGAAACGTAAGAGCAGAAGTAGTCTTGCCAGTTTTAGTCTTGCCTTGCAATCCTACCATTAGTTTCTCAGCAGGTGCAGTTTGCAAGTTGATTGCGTAGGGTGGTTTATACATAGTGTAGTGGAATATGATGCTTGTTGTATCAGGAAAGGTTATTGGACAAGAGCTAGAACTATGCCAATCAAAGTTTGGTGTAGTCTATATCCTCATAATGTTTAATGTTCTGTCCGAAAGTTAATTTGAAATGACGGATTGATAAGTAGATAGTTCCAGCTAGCTGCTTAACATCGCCTGTGTTAAAGAATACTTTATCAGGTGATATGGACTCCAACTCCGTCTCACTACTGTGTGTGTCAGTATTCTCTTTATCTACATCTGGCCGCCGGATACGCCAAAGGACGCCACCTTGGGAATTTATCCACGCTGCCTGTTTAGGATACCTAACGTCTGTAACAACTACAATAGTTGGTTGTGTGTAGTCACCAGATAAAAACTTCTCAGCTAGTTGCCTATCCCAATAGTCTAGGCCAGACTCCAGTAATCTGCGTTGGTAGAATTCTTGCAATAAGAAACGAAACTCAGAAACATTTTCTTTAAGGTTATCTATCCATTTAATTCTATCTTCATTAGTTTCCATCCCAGCCATACCATCAAAAATCATATGTTGTATTAACAAATTGGCCAATTCTAACTTCATTAAGTCTCCGTATGAAAGCCTAACTATCCTCCTATCTACACACATTTCCCTAAGGAGTTTGCATGTTGTATCTTTGCCTGATTGTTTCTTACCAACTAGGCCGATGATTGTTAATGATTTGTTATTCATAATAGTTTTACTCCAATTGTTAATAGATCGTGATTCACTTTAAAGATTTCTGCTTTATGCCCAAAGCTCAAGGTTAGTTTCTCGCCTATCTGGGGTTCATGGCTAAAGAACATAGTCCCTTCCAACTCAGGATAGTCATGATAGACTGTAACTTCGTATCCAAATATTATGCTCATATCTCAACTTCCACAGGGTTATAAGGTTTCTTGATGAAATTATTCTTTAGCATACCTCTCGTAGCAATATCGTCCGGCATACCACAAGGAACAGCAAACTTGCACATACCGTATACTGTTTGGCAAGCTCCATTAAGGACTCCCTCTGCTGGCGCGTAGTCTAGTAACGCATCCTCTAGTCCATCTTCGAATGTCTGCTCGCTTCCCTTCGCCCTCGCTGCTACTGACTGTAGCGTATCTACGAACCTATCTACAGTCTTACCTAGCTGAACTTCAAACCTAGCAAGCTGGTCTTCTTTGAAGAGGAAGGGGCGAGATGATTTGAATATAGCGTCCTTATCTTTACCTTTCAAAAAGATTCCATCCACGATGCAAGATAGTGGACGAGAGACTACGTGAGAGTATATGTTATTAGGTTGGCCGCAAGCTTCAAGTAGAGCAGCAAGTTGCTTAACGCAGTAGACGTAGAAGTAGAGTTGAGGAGACAGTATGTAGTTATTAAGATATTCATCCTCATCATACACAGCAGTAGTCTTGTAGTCACGTATTGCGTAATGTTCTCCATTCTTAAACTTCACTATTCTATCCATAGTCCCAGCGAACATAACGTCGAAATCTTCACAGGAGTAACAAGGAACTACGAACTTGAGTTCAGTAAGAGCCGTCCCGTCATCCTTACGCGCTACTGTGAACAGCTTATTCTCAGCCTTCTTCTGCACTAATGCGTAGTGCATACAAACTTTAATGAGGTAGTCTTTAGTAAGATAGAGTTTATGTTTTTTATAGAAGATGTTGGGCGTATTGTCATAATACGCTATAGCTGCTTGCAGAGCTTTAGGTATTAGATGTTCGTAAGCTCCTGTGTCTGGGTCAGCTTCCTCGTCTAGTATCTGCGCGAACTTGTGGAAGCCCCAACCGAATACGATGTCTACGCTACATGTGCGGTCACTGTATCCTTGCGTTACTTGCCAGAAGAATCTACGAAAGCAAGAAGATATCTTAAGGGAGGATGCGTTAATGTAGAAGGTAGGCTTCTTTAGTTGTGATGCTGTGGTGGTCATATTAAGTAGTGAGCATTTTGCGTGCTGTGCGTAAGTCTTTAAGACTATTGACTATTAAAGTCTGAGCTACATATTCTGATAGAGCTTTGTGCAATGTGCGAATAAGCTGCTTGTCGTCTCTGAATAATTCTTCTGAAAGAATAGTTTCAAACTTATAGTCCTTCCCATTCAATCTAAACTTGCAGATAGCAACTACTTGAAACAACTGGAACTCTTCAATAAGAATCCAAGTTGCATGGAAGTTATTGTTAGTTGTTTCTATTCGTGCTACAATTGCATCCTTAGTTTCCTGCGACATTTGATGTGCTAACTTAATAGACTCATCAGTGGGTGCATGTTTATGCTCATGCGTAACATGAGTTGGAACATACTGAGTTGGCTTAATTACGGTTACATCAAACATAATATTTACTTTCCTCTATTCTTAAGCAGGTCTTTCATAAACTCAAACCCTTCTAAGTTCTCTAACTTATCTAGCACTGCTTGCTTCTCAGCTACTCCCTCAATCTTCTTCTTCCTCGCTTCCTTCGTCCCTTGCGTTATGTGAGACGTTCCACCAAACTTAAGTCCTTGCGGATTAGCAAGGTGAGGGATAGTCATCTTTTGGTAGGGGGCGGCAAAGGCTGCTATGTCAGCGTCAGATAGAGCCTCTAGTTCTTCTGGCTTGTAGTTTAAGAGTTGTTCGAGGGAGGGCATACTAGGTAACTATGTCAGTTGGTAACGTGAAGTTCGCTGGTTTCATTACTGGTCCAGCAGGTAACAGGCCAGCTTCCTGTAGGTTACCACGAACTATCTTAACAGTTTCTTTATCCATAGTAAGTATAGAGAACTCATCTTCTCCGCCTACTTGGTCTATGTAATACTGGATTAGTTTGATGAGGGGTGGAGTTAACTTAATGTTGTCTATCACCAATGTCTGACCCACTTCCGCAACCTCCAAAAACGTAAGCAACTTATCCTTCCAATCAGCTTCACCTATCGCTGTATCTATCTCTACTTGCTCTCCAGTTTCAGGGTCTAGTTCGACTGACTTGCAGTTATCTTTCGTTATGTCGGCGGTGGTTGCAACAAGGCCTTTCTGCAAGAACTCTTCAAACATCGCGTTACCAATTAGTTCGTTGTGAACTGCGGCAGAAGAACGAAGGTAAACTTTAATGCAATTCACACTCTTTCTATCTAGACACAGGTCATACACCTTCTCTTTGTATGATGGGTCTATCTTCTGCCACAGGTATTTACCTCCCTGTTGCAATTTAGAATAGATTGTATTAGATGACATTTTCAACATGTTGTAGTTGAAGACGAGTCTCATCTTCTTACGTTCTGGCGTAGCATGTAAGAAGTCAATCAACTTCTTAACATGGTATGCTGCGTCAGGTTTGTAGTAGGGTTCCATAACCTTAGACTACCTTAAGTCCATGCACATTAAGTTGTGCCTCAGTTAGATATTGTCTATCTGAATCTACTGGTGTGACTACATCTATCTTGTGTCCGCAGTTGTCACAGCGCCACTTCTCAATGAAAGCTAGGTCTTGTCCGTGGCCTAGTCTTGGCTCTCGACTAGCAAAAGGACACAAGTGGTTAGGCTTGTCTAAAGGTTCGTGGCGGCAGTTGTGATGCTTATGGTTTGACATGATAATAATTTGGTAACTTTGTAAATTTCACTACTCCACACATTACATCTACTTGAACATTAAATCTATCCTTACCATCCCATTGCAGAGTTTTACCTACAGAAGGGTCGTGATGAATTATCCAGTTAGCCCTGTGTGCGTTTGCTTTCAACTCTTCTACTGTATGGATAGATTGTGTAGCTAAGAACTCTTTAACACAGTCTTCTTCTATTTCTGCAACACGCTTATAAATTTCGTTTGACAGAGTTTGGAGCTTTCCACTAAACTCTAGTGCTTCTCGTTCTTGTGTCAAGAAATTTATCATGGTTTATTACTTCTCCAAACTAGGACTCCATCTTCCCTTACTCCTATCTCTATAGTGTCGTCAGTAGTAAGAGTTACTGTTTGGTTAGTTGCTGTCTTAGACGTAGTAACTGCAACAGTTAAGTTACCTTTCCACTCAACGTGTGGTGGAGATGGACGAGTTAGGAAGTAGAGAGTTGGAGTTCCTAAGAAGATACACAAAAGGACTCCGCGAACTTTAGTTTTGTATTCCATATAAATGGTGGGCCTCGACAGGAATTGAACCTGCATTATACTGCTCATGTTCACTAACTTGCCTAGGAGTTTAGCTACTGAGCTTCTATTTCCGTTTAGATACGCGGCCCTAAAAGTAATTAACTCTCCCGCTTTCACTAGACGAAATCGAACTAGATACTCACGGGAGAATCCCTCTCATGTTACTAATCTACTACAGAGGTTAAGTCAACGCTTAGGGATTAAGAACTCTCTTGCGTTTGTGAGAGTTGGAGCATATGCTAGCCACAGTTTGTCAATACGGGCGACTAGCTACACTACCTTCTTACTAGTAACTAAGCACTTCACATCTCTTAACTTCTGCCGACTAACTGTCTGACACAGACTTAAGAGATAAGGAGAAGTAGCTTAGTTACAAAATCAAAAGAATGTCAGAGGGAGTGATAAGGCGCATCTCTTTGCCTGATGATTCATCGATGCCGAGTGACACTCCTGCTTTGTTGCCGATTAAACCTGTATGCGAGAAAACTAACTCTCGATGGTATGCGCTAGACTTTTCTGTTTGAAGGAGCTTTTCCGAAAGCATCCCAAGCTGAACTTCTAGCTGAGGATACTGCATGAAGTCAGGGAGGACTATCTTGCTCGCATCCTTTACACTAGTGTGTGGCCCATTTACTAGCACTAGAATCCTATTTCCAACTGGTCTAACTTGTGATGCTTTCATACTTTGTTATTTAGAGTAGCGCTCCTTGTAAATCTGTGAAGCAATAACTTGTATCGTCCTATAGTATTGTTCCCTCATAAACTTATATTGTGTGTAAGCTTCCACTTGCTCGCGTGTAACTGGCACGCCAGCTTCGTGAAGGACTTTATAGACGGGGTTAGTTTTACTTGATGTCATATTCTAAATTCTTGTCAGAGTATATATGTAAAACGCCTCTATCATCTTCAACAACATAACGTATAGCTCCAGACTGTTTACAGAAAGCGGCAACTACAATACCTACAAACGTATAGTCTCCACCAACTTTCTTGACTCTATCACCGATTATATATTTAGTCTTCATCTTGCATCTCCACTTCTCTCCGTCCAAACAATCCATTGTTACTATTCCTAAATCCTTCTACTCCAGCCTTCCTACTGCGTCCCTTCTTATTCCAGAAGTTAAGTTCTGCTTGGCGAACTTCATCGTATAGTTTGCCTCTACGTCTTGGTTCTTTATTAGTTGTGATTTTACGTGGCATATGTTATAGTGTGTAGATATTAAAGATTGCCGCCAGCTAACTCAACAGTAAGCTAGCAGCAAATGGTTTAATACCCACCAACAGGTTCAAACTTCTGGTGTGCAACAGAAGGTTCAGACCAAGGCGTGTTAAGGATGGCAGAAGCCTTAGCACGAATGTCCTTCTCGCTATACTTCCCGCTGCTAGACAGCATGCTCTTAAACTTCTTGAAGTTGTCGTCCAGTTCCTTACCTGCGAAGAATGGATTGTAACCTTTCTTCCCAATGTATTCAGCAAGGCGACGCTTACGCTCAGCAACATGCTCATCTACCTTAATCAGTAGTTCTGCTAGAGACAGTGAGCTAATGTCAATAGTAGGTTGTGAAGTAGCCTGCTGCACAATAGGTGGCGGCACATCTTCAACAGGAGTGAGTGATTCACCAGTTAGGACATTCACAACACTAGCTCCTACATTGGCAGAAGTTTGTGAAGCTGCTGCCCGTGCTTCTTCTTGGCGAGCTTGTTCGTCTACATTTACTACTTTGTTGTTGCCTTCTGTAGAATCTACAGACAGAGGTGAAGTGGCAACAAGTGGTTTAACTACAGGTGGTTTAAGAGATAGAGAGGACATAGTTTATTATGGAGTTACTCGGTTGAGTTTGACAGACTAGAGCTAGAAGTGTGCCAGTGTTAATCCATTCTTGATGAATCTTCGATGTCTTGAGCCAAGTCACTTTCAGTTGAAAGATAACGACAATCGTATTCATCTTCTAACTGATATACGAAATGACCCTTGGCACTAATGTCTTCGTAGATACCTACAATCTTACCTCGTCCTATAGAGGCTAAGTTGTAACTTGTTCCAATAGCATATTTTGGTTCCATAATCTTATAGTCCTTCCTCTCTTAGTGAATCTCGTATGTCCTGCTCCTTACTAGCATCGAACTCATCTGTCTCTTTGTAATGAACCATTGGTTCAGCATTCTCATCTACAACATAACCTTCTCCATTACAATTGTAACACTGAATGAATTCATGTGCTAAGTTAACTTCACCTCCCTCTCCATTACAAGAGGGACAGAGTATCTTATGATTCATATAGTTAGTTGACATAATAACTTAGCCTTCTATTGCTTTGATATTCTCCGCTGCTGTGACAGACTCAATACAAGATTGCTCTAGTTGCTTGGCAGCCAAGGCAGAATGCTGCACAACAGATTTACCTACAGCTAACAGTAGAGTATTAGATAGTTCTGGTGTAAGTTGCAGTTTAGTTGAACCACGTTCGTTCTCAAATTCTATTTCAGCTTTATACTTACCCTCGTCAGGACCATATCCAATTTGAGTTATAAATAGATGTTTAAGTTTCATAGTAATGCTTTCTTTATTTGTTGTTAACTAACTAAAATCTAGTTCCCCGAACATAGCAAACCTCTTGATGTATGCTTGCAACGCTCTCACATTACCTGACAATTGTGCTTCTGTAAACGTATGGTTCCTTGGAAACTTCCCTGCAAATGGACGTGTGCTACGTGAAGTGTCAATGTTATCTATGATAAGAGGAACGTCAGCTATACGGTCCCACAAACGCTTAGTCTTAAGTGTAAAGACTGCAACTCGCCAATACAAGTCCTCTCTGAACAATCCCTTAGCACATTCAACAGGTAAGTCTTTGTTGGTTGCTACTATGATACGACAGTTGATTGGTTCACTATCGTTACTACCTACTCTACGAATAGACTTCTCTTGGATTACACGCAGCAGCTTAGCTTGCATAGACATAGACAATTCGCCGAACTCATCTAGGAATATCGTCCCGTTCGTAGCTGCTTTGAACAGGCCCACCTTATCTTGTATCGCACCAGTGAATGAACCACGCACATGGCCGAACAGTTCGCTCTCAACTAACGACTCTGGTAAGCCAGCACAATTGATACTTACCATCTGAGTCATCTTACTACAGGCTAGTGCTCGGGCAATAATCTCTTTGCCAGTTCCAGTAGGTCCAGTGATAAGGACTGGTTCATCAAGAGAAGTAAGATGGCGAACTCGTTCCTTCATCTTGATTGTATCTGGGTCAGTAGTGATATAAGTATCTAGAATACTATCAGTCCCTGATTGGATAGCTGGTTTAAAGGTAGGGTCTATCTTGTATACGTATGCACCTCCGCCGCCTGACATTCCTATCATTGCGTTATTGTTACCCTTAATATAATGTAACTCGCATTGGTCTAGAAACTTCTCGGCTGCTTCAATAACACCGAGGTTAGCAAGTGCATTGAACTTAGATTGGTCGGCAGGAAGTAGCTTAGTAAGTCTCTCGAGAGTAAGCTTAGAAAACTTTGCTTCTATCTCAGGCGATAGCGGAGTAGTATTAAGTTTGCCTGACTCAAACTCAGCACGTAGTTTCTGAGATGGAGTAAGAGCAGGGAGTGGTTTGTATGGAGTGTTAGGTGATGCTGACATAATATAGGAGATTAACAGTTGCCTGCAATTAGTTGGTGGAAGTTGGTTACTTTGTGCGTAGAAGTGAGTTGCTTATAGCAACAATTGCAATAGAACATCAGCATTTGTGGAGATAGCTGCTGTTTGTATTCTTTACAAGAAGGACAGATATAGAACTCAGGTTCTTGTTTCTGGATTTCTTTGACTACACCGTTAGCAATAAGCTGAGCTTCGTCTAAGTTAAGACCGGGTGCAGTCCTCAAATGTTTCCACTCTTTAAGTGGAACCGTTAGAACTACTTTGATGTATTCAGGTTGTGGTGTCATAAATGTTTATTCCTCTTCCTCATCTTCTCCCTCCGTCATATCATTCTGCAAGTCCGCTACGTTATCTGTTCCAACAGACACAGCGTTCTTATCTTCTTCTGATATGAAGTCAGATTCTTTCTTGGCCTCTGTGATTAGCGAGTCCCAAGATTCTTTAGCTTGAGTTACCTTCCTAAGACAGCGCATCTTTAAGTTAACAATAGCATACACTGCTTCCTCAATAGTCCCACGGTAGAATAGAATAGTCTGTTCTGTATCCGTAAGAGACGTTAACCTGTGCGCCCTGCCTAGGCCTTGCACTATCTCAATAGCAGAGTAAGTCGGGGCCAAGAATGCCCTACGTTGCCGCGACTTAACTATCTTGTTGCCCGTCTCCTTGTCTACTTTTGCCCACTCATCAGTGTGATGTAGCGATAGACCTACACCACCAGACTTAAAGGTGAACATCGCTACACGTGAGTTGCCAGATTGGAACCTATCAATCTCCTCCTGTCTGGCTACTCTGTTCTGTGGACCGAACTTGTTAAGGATTGCGAAGTCTCTTGCTTCACGTTCTTCTGGAGTTTCTATTGCTGGGTTACGAAGCTTCTTAAGAACTAAGTCCTGCTGTTCTTTGTTAGCTCCTGCTGCTATCATCTTAGTTAGTATTGATGCTATCTCATCCTCACTGAACTGGACAGTGTTACTCTTATTCCCAGCCGCTACCATCTCTGTGCTACCTCCCCAGATTAAGGAAATGTCAGACCTCTTGAACCCATGCTTCTTAATTAGCCTACTTACAGTCCCGACTATAGTCTGCTTAAACTTAACTGCTAGCACTGCATCTTGGCCGTTCTTCACAGCATTAGCTGCACGCTCTGCAAGCACATCACACCTACAAAACTCTGCTGCTTTACAGAACTGTAGCATCTCAACTAGAATCTTGAACTTCCCTTCCGGTGTTGTCTTATCTACCTTCGCAGCCTCTAATTGAAATCTTTCCCACGCTTTAGCGTAGTAGTCTCGTGCCCAGTCAGACTGGAAGGAGATTAGTTCTGCGTTGTTTATAGATTTGAAGTCGGACCTTACATTCTTCACGTCATATACGTAGTCCTTCATTGCGAACATGAACCTCTCAATACCAGCAGGAGAGTGTTCTTTGGGGTCAATGTTACCTCCAGAACGGAAGCCATTAGCTAAGTCTTTAGAAAGGTCGCCCCAAGTAGCTTGAGTGATGCGAGTTTTGCTTTTCATAATGCTAAGTGTTAGTCTCCCTTATACCCCACCATATCCTCACTTCCAACTTCCGCTCGTGTTGCTAGAGCGAACGTCTTAGCCTCCTCTACAGTAGTGAAGGGCGTAGCTGAAGAGAATAATTGCCAAGTGTTGGGTGCTGCCCACTTACTTTCAGGTAGTGGCGTGCAATGGTCTAGTGTCCAGCAAGGATGCTTGTGTAGCAGGGAATCATCTTCCAGCTTCTTATCAGCTATCCTACTATACGCACGCGCTATCTCAGTCTGTGTAGACCCCGTGTTCTTAAGAGACTGGCATTCATCCCACACTATCACGCAAGGGTGAATAGTATCTCTCCAAACAGGGAACAGAACTTCCTCACCGTTAACTATCTGTGTGTGCCACTGAATCATTATGTCACCCAGACTTGCGCGAAGTTGGTCATAGTTAGTTACGAGGACGCCGCCTACATACTTACCTACAGGTAGGCCGAACTTATCCCGGAGGACACGTTCAGTCTGTGTTACGATAGGAGCTTTCGTGACTACCATGTAAGGGAATAGAGAGTGAACAGGTCCGACGTGGAAGTTAGTATCCCAGAGCCAGCGGAGAAGTTGGCCTATGATATACGTCTTCCCCACTCCCACTCCTGCGCGAAGAAGCTGGGCTCGTTTGTTATCCCTTACAAAACCTTTAAAGTAATGTGCTGCTGCATCTACTTGGAAGTAACGGAGTTCTGCTTCTTGCTTGGAGGTATCAAGTGGAGGTATGATTCCTCCATTCTCAAGTAAGTCTTCCTCTGGGACACGAGCATACCAATTGTTGTAACGTCTATGCGCTTTCTTCTGAGCTTTCTTGTCTATGATTGTAGACTGCACTGGCGCAACTACAGGTAAAGGGGCCGCCTCCTTCTCTACTTCTGGCTGACTCACAGTCTCCTGCACGCTAGCAGATAACGCTGTAGTAGGTTGCGACAGGGCTGAGTTAACTACTGAGGCGGCAGATAGAGACTTGATGTAGTTGTTACGGACTAGCTCAACAGCAGACTTAACTGTTAAAGGAGTAAACTCTTTTTGTATCAGTATGTGCGGAGTAATCTCAGGCTTATCTATAGCTGTTGGAAACTTAGCATCAAACAAGTCACATAGTTTACCTGCTACATCTTGCCAAAGAACTAGCTCCTTAAACTGCACTCCCGAAACTAGAGAGTTAATAGCATACTTAAAGAACTTATCCGCTTCTTTGATGGAGGGGTTCATGACTTAGGTTTGTTACGTTCTAGCCAAGCGTCTTTCCTGCAAGATATACAAGTGTATCCAGCTACACAATTACATTGAAGGTCTTCACTACACAGTCTCATAAGTTCATGTCCTTCTTCTAGTTCTGCTTCAATCTCCGCAATCGGCCTCCACGGAGAGGGGCGGTCTAGGAGGTGTTTGATGTCGTCGTATTTGACGTATTCGCCGTCACTGAATGGAATCATCCCGGCATCAGTCCCATCGGGTTCATACCGTTTAATCTTCTCGTCGCTCATGGCTGGCCTTTCTCTTTTGGGGCGTAGGATTGGAGTAATTCAGCGTCACATTTAGGACATGCTATCCCCTCAGAATATCCATGCTTGCAATCATTAACCCCGCCTGCTGATTGCCGTGGTGTATAGCTGTTTGCTAATAAGCGCATTGCTGCATCGAGGTAGGATTTCGGCACCATCGTCTCTCCCGGCGATTGGGAGAGGGCTTTAATTAGAGTAACAAGGCAGGCCCCTATATGGTTTCCATGTTCACCTCCGCAACAACCGCAGACACGCACACCCTCATCAATAATCACATAGCTTTCGGCTACCTCCCTCAACCTCGCCTCCCGCTGTTTTGCTTGGGCAAGCTCGCGTTCGAGTTGTTCCATGTCCTCCACTTCAACTACATTAGAAAATTCAGGCCATAGCTTTCTGGCCCTGCAATACTTTACAATGGCAACGTTCGTCCTCGGCGTAGGTATCTCATTCTTATTCATTCGTTTATGCCTTGAATGTTTTTGAGCGAATCTCGCGGATTTTCTCAATGGTTACGTTTTGAATTGTCCAGCATACCTTATACCTTCTATTGATGAAGCCCTCTGGCTCTGTCAGCATATACGCATAAACAATTTATCTCCAATGGCCCTTACATCCCTGCTTTTACGCCTGATTCTCGGCTTGAAAAGATGCAACCAAATCCGCCCTCGAAAAGATATTCGGTTTCACCTTGTATCAATATTAGTTTAGTCATGTTCATTCGGTTTGCCTTTCAAAAGGTTGTATGTAGTTACCACAACTTAATAGTCTTGCCCTTATACGTAACTACTACTTCATATGTAGTTGGTTTAGTATCGAACAAGTGATTGATGCTAGATATGTCAGCGTTAAGTGCTTTAGCTAGACACTCTCTATCAGCTTGAGTCTTAGCCGAAAACAGTAGTGAAGTAAACTTATGAGCTATGTCATCTCCGAGCTTCTTACTTAGAATACTCTTAACTTCTGAAAACTTATCACTTAAGGCTATGTTAGCCGCTCTAGTAGCATCCATCTCGGCCCTCTTGCTTTTCCTTATCTCCTCAATCGCATTCCAATCGTCTATCCTCCACAGTCTCCACTCCTTATCTGTTACTTTCTGTAGGTGCGCAACAAGGTGTATGTTCTTAGCACGTAAGCAGAAGGAAGCTAGCTCGTAGTCAATAGTAGCATACGGCGCAGCGTTAGAGCAGAGGTTATCTACTAGTGTGCCGAGAGGGATACGTTCTAAAACTGGAAAGTTGGGGAAGTTCATAGTGATGCAATGAAATGCGTGTTAAATTGTAACGGATGAAGCTAGAAGTGTGCCAAGAGTGGCTGAAGTTAGACTACTACGTGTTAAGTTAGTAAGCTAACTTCAACAACTGGACTACTTGTAAACAAATAATCCCCAGTTACTCACTACGTAATGCACAACGTAGCTTTCGCTGGGGATTATGTTAATCTGTTATTCTACTGTTAACTGTTACGCCGCAACAGTTTCATCTTCCTCTGCAGTCTTGCGAGGCGCACGCTTACGCAGTTCCATGAGTTCACGCAGCTCACCAAGGCGAGATTGAATCTCAACCATACGCGGCATCTGAGCAGGGTCAGAGAAGTTAATCTTGGTGAACTCAATCACCAAAGCATCTTCCTCATCCTTCAACTCAGACAGAGAAGCAGAAGTAGTCTTCGCGTTGAGGACAAACTTCGTGAACTTATCTACGTCAGGGTTGCCTTGTGAATCACACGATTCATTGTAGGCGTTGATGAAGAGTTGGCGGAGAGCAGCGTTAATCTTGTTGATAACGAAATCATTACCGAAGAATTCAGTAATGAGTCCGAAGTTATTCTCATCAACAGACAAGCCAAGGAACTTCTTGCCCTTAGCGGAGCCCTTCGTAATCTCCTGCGTGCTAACGTCGATTTCAACTTTGCGTCCGTCTGCGAGTTCTTTTGCGATTTTCATATAGGTGTTATGTGTAGTTGTTTGTTTGCTTAGCGCACGAGATACTTTATTTCTTGTTAAGTTAGATGCTAGAATGCGTTAGTGCATACTGTGTTCATCTTATCTACTGTGCGCTAAGAGCAAACAACTATAAGCTAGTTGTATGCCAGAGGAAAGGTTAGGTGTTAAATAACTTTTTGTTTAAGAGGCCACGTTCTCTATGCCCAGCTAGGAAGACTTCTTTCTGATGTGCTATTGCGGGAGTGAATACGTTGTTGATTAGTATCTCTATGTAGTTATGCAACAAGTTCTTACTAATAGACAACTGATAACCTGTAGCTACCATACATTCATATACATCTTCTCCCAGCCAATCTCCAAGCTTATTACAGAATTCTACATCATCCACCTTCCAAGCGTCCTGTATGCAAAGAGTTAGGCTGTGCTTTGGTTGTGCGGCGGCTATGTTGCAAGCTGCTAGATATTCTTTAGGAAGTAACTTAAGGCCATCTAGTAGAGGTAGCCAGTTAGTTGTGTAACGGAATATGAAATGAGGACAGGGGATTGGAGTAAAGCAAAGTAATTCGTCAAATGTCCATGCGCTTATACCATCCTCTGTCTGTAAGAATACAGGATTATCTCCATGTTGTGTTATGACTGCTCTAGCTACAGAGCCTGCTTTGTCTGCTACATAATATTCCCACCACTTATCTCTCAGTGTTTGTGGGTTCTCCTGCACGTAAGCTAGAAGCTCGGAAGTAGTCTTAAAGGGAGGAGGCATAGACGTTAGTCTCTATTTTTAGTCATGTGGTGATTCTCAACAGTGTAAACGAAACTGTTAAGCGTATCCTTAATATGACGCAAATTACTTTGTGCGTTAATAAAGTCTAACTTAAAAGTTGGAGAAGTCTCTTTCAAGTTCGCAATAACATTTAACAAACGTAACTGCTCATCTTCTAGCCATTTAAGTGCTTCTTTAGGTGTCATACTTACTCCTTACTTTATGTATTCTGTTATCTCCTACTCGTCTAAACATCATCTGCGCAACTTCATCATATACGAATCCGCGCTTTTCATACCATTTTTCCAATTCCTCTACTGCCAACTCGCAACCAGCCGACGGAGATGCTACTAAGCCTATGTCATAACGCTGTGGTGACTTATCATTAGCTGTGCATAGAATGTGAAGTAGCCTAGTTGCAAGTCCTTGGCGGCGTAGTTGGATATCTATCCAGATAGATTCAACGTAAATGTAGTGTCTGTTAATTTCTGGACAGAACTGTCTTCTCCATTTTAAGGAAGCAAGTGTAGAATGATAACTAGGGAGTGTGATAACACCACAATCGGAGTGTCGTAACCCTACATGAAGTTGCCATGTAGAGTTCTCTTGGAGAGATTCTAGAGTTAAGAGGCCTTGTGACATAACTATTTACGTCTATAAATAGTAAATCCGCCTTTAATTCCAATTTCAGCTTTGTAACCTACTCGAACATAATCACCGCGTGCAGATGGAACGTCTAAGCAATCCTCTGGTTTTAGCGAACTAGTATTTCCAAAAATATACTTATCGCCTAATGCGACAATTTCACTAGGTTTAAGTTTGCGCCATGTTACTTTCTTGATTGCAGTTTTCTTATTTTTAGCTTTCATATTTAATTCTTAGTTAAGGTTAGTTTAACTTGCGGGACGACATATTTGCTATCTTGCGTCCATTCTGGTTGAGGAGTTCTTTTGCGCCAAGTTGCAAATCGTGGTATCTTCTCACCAATGTAATACCTTCTGTAAGCTGTTACGTAGTCAGAGTGTTTGTAACGAGATGGCATACATTGAGGAGGAGTTGTGATATCTATTGAATCATTAGGATTGTAGAAGGTAGAATCTTCTAATAGTCCTATTGCATGACAAGCAATATCTAAAGATTTATGTATCTTACCATATCTAGCTTTATACTGTTGTCCCATTTCGTAAACATGAATCCACAACCACGAATAGTTAGCAGGAGATTCACGCAACCAAATAGAGCAAGGATGATTCTTGTGCGTTGACTTGTATAAACCTAACTCGTTACATTTCTCATCTCCAACCTTATCACGTGCTAGAGTAGAAAGCAATTGTGCGCTCTCAAGTAGCATTTTAACTACGTGTTGGTCACATAGGTATGTTGCTGCTAGACGGGGATTATTGTCTAAGAAGAAAATATTTATAGAGTTACCCATCCTTTCCGTTTTAATGTTGCGTCAACTAAACGTTCCACCATCTTAATTTCTTCGTCTGTTAAAGGTTTTAACAAAACATTTTCAAAGTAAGTGCCTTTAGGCTTAACTCTTGAAAGGGCATAGTTATATGAATAAGCTGCTTGATGAATTGAATAACAAACAGGCAACACTGTCTTCTTATAATTTACACAGATATCTGCTTTCCATTTCTGGCTAGTTGCATTCCATGTAACACCTTTATAAGGACAGTCAATTACTCTATGTTTGCGCTTTGCAGCTAAAGCAACATTTTGTTGTTGCGAAGTGGCTTGTAAATTACACTTACAATTATTGAGTCTGTCTCCATCTATATGATGAACTGCGCCATATTCAGCATTAAGAATAAATCTATGCAACAGCACACTACCGTTATGCTTTCCTGCATTTAACTTTTTGTATAAATCGAAACTGTGAGCATAACCTTGCTGATGTATATACCACGAGTAAGCTGAAACTCGCTCGAAATCTTCATCATCAATTAATGCTACACAGTTTGTTTGGCCTAATAGTTTTATTTCTTTCATTATGAATCCTTTTTATCTTACAGAGCAGGATTCATGCCAGACTATTAACTAAATAGGCTCATTATAGATTGCTGTATTACCTGCTCCGTGCATAGACTTACCTAAGTTACACGCTTTACCTGCGCGACGTGCAAACACACTTTTGGCTGCTTTGAACGTCTTAGGATGCATAATTTGTATCGCTAGAGCTGTCTTGTGGTCACTTGTCATCATTCCTTTCTTCCTTGGAATAGACAACGCACAAGTGTAACAAGTGCGGAGGCCAATTTCTACACGTGCGGGTTCTACGCTACGAGCGTAACATTTGGTGCAAAGAGGCATAAAGTATATCAGTAAGCTAACAACAACCAAACCATAACAGCAAATAGCACACAGCCTCCAACATCTGCAAGGAGTTGTTCATTGTCACGGATGATGTTACAGAGGCGAATGAGAAGAGGAGTGTTATCTTTGTTCATGCTATGTGTTAATATTTGTCGAATCTTTTCTCTATTTGCAGAATAAGACCAATAATCAAGAATACTATGGCAGTTGCTATTACTTTATCAAACCACCACGGCGAATGCCAAAATTGTTCGTAAATGGATTGCATAGAGTCAATAGCTAAAGAGTAACGTTGGATGATAGTATATCATAAATGTGTAGAAGCTTTAAATAAACCACTTGCAACCAACAAACCGCAACCAACAAATAACGGAAATAGCCGCCAAGTAAGGTAGCTCGGCGGCTAGATTGGAAGAAGTGTGGGTGTTAATTACTCTACAGGAGAGTAGATTGCGTTGTGCATTTCTACTTTATTCTTACGGCGAAATACGCGATTGAAACGAATCTTCATGTTGTGAAGTGAATCCTTAATGCAACAAGGGCAAACATAACCATTAGTGTTTGCCATTCCTTTACCAACAGAAAGACTCCATCTACGTTTAGAGCCATCTTTGCGAATAGTTTTGCTCATAAGACGCGAAATAGAAAGAGAAGTGTGAACACGGCAAGATTTGAACTTGCTCATAATAGTGCTGCTTAAGGAACATGCCATACAGGACTCTTAGTGTATAAGCAGCCACATGTTCACACTTCAAAAGTAAAGTAAACAATAACTTCATTTGTGTTTAGGTTATGTTATGGGGCACAAAATCGCCAAATTGCTGCATAAAGCATTAGCGTTTAATACCTCACTTTATGATACATACAACAGAGATTCATACTGTAATTTTCCCTGTTTGTCTGGCTTTGTTAATGTTTACTTAAAGTAAAGCCTAGTTAGTGCTTATGGTAGCATACCTCAGCACGCTACTTTGTTGTCACCACTAGCTAGGTTGTCTTATCCTATTGGGATTTATTAGGTTACAGTGGCGGCTATTTAACAATTCGCAAATAGCAAACCGCAACCAGCAACTAACTAATTAAATCTTTGAACGCGTAGGATAAGTTGGAAACTTAGTTATACTCTCACATTGTCCAATAAAGGAGTCTCATGCTACGTTGTCATAGCATGATGTTATTGCGCTTGGTTACGCAATTAGCAAGAAGCGTGCCGTTGTAATTTTCATACAGAGTCCAATAGAGTATACGCATCTCTACCGCAACCTTTTCGCATACAGTCTTCCAACTTGGGAATGTTAGTCTGTAGCTAGTAAGCTAGGCGCTTAAAGCTGTCTCAATGTTTTCACTTACATGCACTCACGGCATTCAGTTACTTCCACGTCTATATTTCGGTAACGCTACTAAGTAAGCTGTGGTTAACAGCGCAAAGGGTTTACTTATTCCGATTCGATGCTTTATTACTTAGCTGGCGGCTTATTGCATTCCGCCTATTACAAGCTAGTTACTGACTACTGGGCAGTAGATATTTAACTTACTGCCCAGTGTGTCAATTACTTGCTGGCTTCATTCTTAGCGTTCACTTCCGCTGCCAAGTTAGCTTGCGCGGTAATTTCCTTTCGCACGAAGTCAAGCTCTTTCGTGATGCGTTTGATTGCCTTTTCAATCTTCACGCGTGCTTCTTGAGACGGTCCCTTGTCCAACTTCTTTTGTTCCTTCTCAAGGAGTTCCATTCCGATACGTTCTTGTGTCTCCAAAGGAACGGCCGTCTTAAGGAAACTATCCGTGCGCCGCTGGATGAAACTACCGTCTTTCATCCCTCCCCGTGGCGTAGAACGAACATGTTCCCAACCATCAGGGGAAGTGACTTGCTCTTTGAGTTTCGCTAACTCAAAGTGAACAATGGTTTTAAACTCCGTTGGGAGTTTACCCTCTATGCCACAAGCCTTACCAGTAGCATCGTAAATCCTTCCCATCGTGAAATTGTAGCTGGCGAGCTTGCCAGTTACCTTATCCAGCACCGTGCAAGTTTCAACGATGCTGGCCTTAATACGTGCCCGGAATGGTTCAAACGTATTGACGCTCTTTTGTGGTTCCATTACTTGAGTCATATAGTTACACTTTCTGCGTTACCACCTAGTTAGGTAGTTTGTTTGGGTTTGACTTGGCACCTAGTTAGCACTCACGGCTTACTAGTCTACCAAGTATCAATGAGTCTTTATTGATCCATTGACTGTTAGGCACGATACTAGACCGTGCCTAAAGTGTCAAGGGACTAATTGAAAGAAAATGTCCGCTTATCCCAATTATATACGCCAGCAGGATTCTTGCCAAACTTGTGGGCAATCCATTTAAAAACGAATTCATGCGGCCAATTTTCAGGAAACACAACGCAAGTAGGTTCTTCCACTGGCATACCTTGCAAGTTAGCAAGCTCATTAGCGTTAGACGGTTTAAGAATCATAGCAAGAGATTGTTAGCACTCCCTATGCCATACGCCAGAAAAACATTCTTAGGCGAGACTATACTCTGTAACTACCTAATAATGAGCTGCTTACAAACAATTCATACGTAAGCGTATAATGCTCAATTTTAGCCACTACTGTTTATTATTATACAGTCTGCCTAATACTAACCAACTATGTATAAATATAGTCAACTTCATGGTTAACTTTGGGCATATTGTCTAAATAGATACAGTGCAATTTGCATTCATTAGCCTTTCTTATTCCATGCCATATCTCCTATTACCTTCTACCATATACGCCAATAGGAGAGCTTAACAGGTAACATTACTGTTCCTGTTATCTCTTTACCGGAATGGGGTTGAATTCCCTTTTCTTCTTTATATTATATATATTTTTTTATTATTTGTATGTTATATATAACATACCTATAACCCCGCCAGCCCTGAAAAACTGCTCAAAAACGCCATTTCACAAAAAATCCCTTACGCGCTAATGCTCCTTTGCCTTGTGGCGTGGCGTCTACTTGTTACCTCCTGCTACCTAGTTGCTACCTAGCTACCTTATGACAATTCTTAGCCCGTAGTAGAACTACTTCATACGCTACTATTAGCTTACCTACTAACGACGTAGAAGTCGATGGACCCAACGGGTGAATGCCCCATTACATGCCACCTCTCACAAAATTGCAATTTTAGATTCAAGTGAACTTGAAGTGTGAAAGTGTAGAAGTAGGAGGTAAGAATGCGATGGTATACTTCTTGCTCTGTAGGAGAGTATATGAAAGATCAACTGTATAAACTTATGCGTGTGGGAGAAGTAAATGGCTATGCCCTACAGAGTATGGTAATTGTTATGAACTGCCCAGCTCTGCGTGGATTATTCACTTCTTAACAGTTGCAAACATGCCGCCCGGTAACCAGAGCCTTGCCGTCCATTAGTCTACCTAGCATCATTTATGACCTCCCTAGAACAACAAGTTATCTCTGCCTACGATGAGTGCGACCTCTCCGTAGAAGAAATTCTTGCTGAGTTCGAGGGCCTAGAAAGGGAGTCAGTTCTAGTTACGCTACAGAAGTTCTCTAGCAAATATAAAGATGGAGTTAAGTCTGGTGAAGAGAAGAATGTTCTAACAGACAGTGAGATGGATGCACTTAAGGCAGTGCTAATGAATTTAGCTCTTGACGGAGAATGTGAGGCTGTTAAGTTCTCAGCTGCTAAATTCATGTTTAACGAAGGGAAAGGACGTAACAACCCTCAGAAGAACATTGGCCGCTCGCTAACTGTAAACATCTTACAACTTAATGAACAGTTGAAAGCGGGTCAGTCTAGGTATCAGCAAGCACGTGAGCGTAAACTAACTTCGCAGCCAGCCCAAAACCCCTCGTCCGCCCTTACTACTGTTGATGTATGACAGAAGCTGAAGAAGTAGCCGCCTTAGCTCGTCAACTAGCCGAGAAGAAATCTTCTGGTAGACTACCTCGTAACCCTGTAGTAGAGTCTGTGGCGGCTAACTCCCCTGTTGCTGGTTGCGATTTGCGGGTTGCGGATTGCGATTCGGATACTTCTACTGCAGACCAATCTACAAATAGCAAAGGGCCCTCACCTAAGCCAAAGGAGGGCGCGAAAGAGTATACAGAAGAGGACTTTGCTAAGCTACTAGCACCGCAAACTCAGCCGGACAAGTATAAACTAGTGGAGTTCCGTGACCCAGCTGAGCTACTTTACATTGTAGACCCTAACTTTCGAGATGGCAGACGTGACCTCTATGGTTGGCAGATGGAAACTCACGACTTATTCGTGAAGTGGAAGTATACTGAGCATGACCCACTTAAGTTCTACCTTCGTGCAGCTAACGGTTCAGGTAAAGATGCTTACGTAATCGCTCCTTTTGCTGTGTGGTTCGCCTTGTGTAAGGTTAGGTCGCGGGTAATCATCACATCTTCCTCTTACCAACAGCTAGAAACGCAAACGGAGTCCTACATTAGAACACTTTGTGCTCAAGTAAACGAGTATTTCCAAGAAGAAGTCTTCTACATAAGGAAACTTCACATCATTTGTAAGTGGACAGGAAGTGAAATCAAATTATTCTCTACAGATGACCCCGGCCGTGCAGAAGGTTATCATCCATTTCCAGATTATGCAGGGGCAGAGATGGCAATTGTAGTAAACGAAGCTAAGACTGTCCCTGATTGTATATTTGAAGCTCTAAAACGATGCACAGGATACAACTATTGGCTAGAAGTTAGCTCACCTGGACAAACATCTGGACATTTCTACAACGTAGTTACGAATGCGGTAGATTATGTAGCCGGCACTACAACTTTCACAGGCGCGTCACTTACTAGGAAAGTCACAGCATATGAATGTGACCACTTCTCTAAGCAATCTATTGACCGTGAAGGAGAAGAAGTAGGCAGAGAGTCATCTTGGTTCCGTTCTTCTAAACTTGCTGAGTTTACTACGCAAGATGAGAGTGTAGTTATCAGTCGTGAACTGATTGAGAAAGTTCTACGACAGAATACTAGGCACATGCGAGTAAAAGGAGAAGTTAATAACAAGAAGTGTGGCACAGACTTAGGATTCTCTAAAGATGAAACAGTGTCTTGGGTAATAGATGGTAATAAACTACTGGACTCCTTCGAGATGGTGCAGAACGATACAACTGTTCAAGTAGATCGGTTATGTATGTTCTATGAGAAGCATAATCTTAAGGGTGACGAGATAGCTGTAGATGACTCTAATTTCGGCCACTCTGTAAATGACATGTTAGGTCTGCGCGGGTATCAAGTTCGCCGCGTTACAAACCAAAGCAGAGCATACTCTAGCAAAATCTACGGTAACAGAGGCGCTGAGATGTGGTTCAATTTTAAGCGTCTGTTGGAGTTAGGACTTGTTTGCGGATTGGATAGAGTTAAGCACAAGATACTTATCGAGCAACTCTGTAACAGGTATTACAAGCAGACTGAATCTAACGGGAAGATATACTTAGAGAGTAAGAAAGAAGCTCGCGCTAATGGACATGGTAGTCCTGACCGTGCAGATGCTTTAGTTCTAGCGTTCTCTTTCTACAACGTAAATGATTTCCTAGAAGAAGCAGAGAGCGTAGAGGAGACTACGCTGCGGCAGAAGTCAAAAGGAAAGTTAGCAGCTGACTTTGCACGTGACTACGAAGAGAGAGTAACTTACAAGGGCCTTCATAGCTCCGGCACAGAAGCTGCTTCTTCTGATGAATCAAGTTGGAAACTAGCTACTACGTTTCAAGGTAGGATTCCTTCTGTTGTTGGATTCATTAGGAAGAGAATCGGTAATAAGGATTCAGCAAGTCCAACTAAACCTTACAGTTTCAAAACGTCTTTAGATTAACTACAATATCATGGCTCCATTAAATCAATCTCTAGCAGCTAGCAATGAGCAACTTGCTGCCCTCGGCCTTACTAACATGTTGCCGCCAGAAGGAACTCCAGAAGCAGGGAGTGAGCAAGACTATGCAAGTGAGTTATTTGACTTTAATAAGTTCTTAATCATTGGTAAACAACTTCACTCTGATTGGGCAAGTGAAATTGCACAGACGGAAGAGAACAGGGAACTTAGGAAGTTCGAGTGCGACCCAGAAGCCCTTCGTCAGTCTAAAGCTATTGGTGAAGATGAAACTTATGTTGCAGACAGGGTAATTGATAACAACATTAAGCGCGAACAACCCGCCTCCCTAAATTTCATTACGGCGTCTCGTAACGTAGTTACGTTCACTCGTAAGGATAACATGTCGGCTAATGAGAGGCTTGAAGAACTCTTTACGCGTGGCGCTAAGTATGTTGGTTGGGAGATGCCTTTCATTAAGGAAACAGACGGTGCATCTTGTCACGGTTGGGATTCTGTAGAGATTATCTACGACGAATCTAAACCTCTTGGGTTTGCAATAGAACATATCGGACATGATAAGCTATTCTTCGCTTACGGTTCTAAGGAGTTAAATGCTGAAGAGGTAGTTCTCAGGGAATACGACCTAACGTGTTCGCAACTTCGTGGATATGTTAAGAGTATTGGATTTAACTCAGAAGTAGTAGAGACTATCTTATCTGACAAACAATCTCCTACTAAGCGATTCACAAATAACCGTATCTATAAAGTCTACTTCAAGATAGACGGAGTAGTGTTCATTGCTTGGGCCTCGTTTGATGGTAAGTCTAAAGATTGGCTTAAAGCTCCTGAGAAACTTCGTCTAGGAATCAAACACAAGGAAGTAACTCAAGTTCCAGTTCCGCCAGATGCGCCGCCGGAAGTAGCTTTAATGATAGCTGCTAGCCCAACAGTAGAGACATGGGTAGATGATGACATATCGGTGTTTCCTATCTTCCTTCTCGTTAGAGACCAAGATGAGCAGCAAGAAATCACCGCTCACTTAGGTCGTGCACACTTAGACCTTCCCGCCCAAGAAGCTTCTACAACGCTGTGGACAGCCCAAACTAACCAAGCAGTTAGGTCTAGTTACGTTATGTGGGCGGCAGATAGGGAAGATGGCGGTAGTGGTGGGAGTATCAAGCAGACGCAGATGAAGCTCGGTAATGGTATGGTTATAGACAAGCCACTGCGTCAATTTAAGATAGACGAACCTACAGGTGGAATGTTGAAAGTTGTGCAGGCTCTTAAGATGCAGAACATTGAGCAAGCTGGGCAACAGTTGCAAGCAACTCTCTCGAAAGGTCCATCTGCGCGCACTACTGGAGAAGAGATTCAAACTGCTAAAGAGCAGCAGTCTCAACTCAGCATGATTAACCTCCTGCTACTCTCTATGCACATTCGTGATGTGTATTCGTTTGGTTGGAGGATTACTCAATCCCTCTTTCTGCAAGGTAAAGTGTGGCAAGCTACTGGTCTGACAGAAGAAGAAGTAGCAGCCGAGTATGAACTTCGTGCAGGTGGTGATACTGACGTTATACAGCGCGCCGAGAAACTGAATAGGATGCAAGCATTCTGGCCTGTAGTAGCACAAACTCCTGCTGCTAGTTCGTTCCTTATTTCCATGTTGCAACTTGCGTTTCCTTCTGAGTGTGCTCCGTGGGTTGAAGCTCTTAAAGGACAAGACCCACGCCTTGTTGCTGCTATGTTGTCTGACCTCCTTATGGCAACACTTACTCCAGACGAAGTAGCAGGGTTGCCTCCAGAACAGCAACAACTCATGCAGCAAGCTATCGCACAAGCGCAACAGTATAAGACTCAGTTAGCCATGCCTTCAAGTCCGAAGAACGATAACCAGCCTAGCGGCGGACCGGTTCGTGAAGATAATAAGCCGTCAACTACACCAACGCAATAAACTCAAATAGAAAGCATCACATATATGTTATCAACTAAAGAAGCAATAGAGTTAAGTAAGAACAAACCTGTAGATGAGAAGAAAGCAGAGAGTGCAGCTGAATTAGCTGAGTTGCGTTTAGTTAAGTTGCAATGGTTAGAGCATCCTGTAACTAAAGCCTTGATTAAATACTTGTCTGAGCATGAACTGAACGAAATAGCTTCAGCTGTTGCTTGCAAGAGTCTGAATAGAGACCAAGATGCGCTTAACAGATTAGTCTCATTGGAGCAGATTAGAGTTATCAAACACGCGATATCTTCGCCTAATTTCATTTTCGGTAATGCACACACTACCAACAATCAAGAATAAGAACACAACATATGGACCCAGAAGAAATTGATAAAGAGCCTGTAATTGAAACTCCCTCTGCCGGAGATTCTGCACCTGTTGCAGATAACACTCCTGCACCAGTTAGTAACGACAATCCATCTGTTGAAGATGTGATGGCAGAATTTACTTCTGCTGGTTTAGCTCCGTCTATTGGCGAAACCAAGAAGCCACTTCCGCCGCCAGTTACTGTGCCTGCGCCAGGAACTAAGCCAACTCCTAAGCCAGTTGCTAAGGTTGAAGAACCAAAAGAGGAAGAGAAGAAGGAAGCTGCACCCGAAGGTGTAGAAGGGTTGTTCAAGAAGATGGGAGAGCTTGCGAAAGAGCCTGCTCCAGCCAAGGAAACGCCCAACGTAAGTAAAGGAGGGAAGCCAACACATAGAGATTACGCTAAAGACTTGCCTACTGAATTGCATGCTGTAGCAAAGGAGATGTCTAATCCTGCATATACTGAGTTCGTTAAGTATGTGCAAGAGAATAAGGCTCTTAAAGCCGATAAGACAATCAAGTCTGAGAACGGTTTGCCTGTATCTTACTTAGAACATCCCGACTCTTACATTCTATCTCCTGACTTCAATCAAGCAACGCAAGTTATTAGGCAAGCAGACAGTGTGTTAGCTCACTGGGAAGTGCAGAAGAGGAAGATTGCAGAAGGCGAAGATTGGCAAGACTTGGACGTAGATGAGAATGGGAAGATAGTCTTAGGTCGTGTGCATCCAGCTAGCGAAGAAGCTAAGTTCAAGATTGGGCAATACATTCAACATGTTTCTAGTAAGAAACAGGAAGCTCAGAGATTCGCTGGAGAAATCAAGCAGACATTCGTTGCTCGCACTCAACAGACAACTAAGTGGTTAAGGGAGCAGGAAGATATTCACATGCCTATGTTTAAAGATGAGAAGTCTCCTCTCTGGGCAGATGCAAATGAAGTCTACAAGCAACTTCCTCCTGAGTTGCGGCATTCTCCTCTGTCGTCCACTCTTGCCAAGACAGTAGCCGTCAACAGGGCTTCTATTGGCTACAATAAGATGCTGATGCAGCAAGTGGATGAACTCAAGAGTAGGCTTGCGAAATACGAAAAAGTAGAACGTCCGGCGGGTAACAATGGAGTTGTGAAGGCGTCTGCTACAAGTGGAGGTAGGTCAACAGTTAAGCCGGGAGATGTTCCAGTAGAGAATGTTTTGGAAGAGTTTGCAGCTGCGGGATTTAAGTTGTAACTAACAAGTTAGTTATCAATAGCGTGCCTTGTGTAACACAATTACCTTGGCACGCTTTCTGCTTTATACTGATTCGTAGGTAACAGTGCTACACAAAATCTGCTAGTTGGGCACCTAGCTAATCTTACTTACCTACAAGTAAGTTCTTCTTCGCCACATTTGGTTAGTTTTCTTTAGTGCTGGGCGACACTAAGACATAGTTGTAATTTATGGCTTAGTAGTCGGGCAACTTCTTAGCCTTCATTGTTACTTCTGTGTTTTCTTGTTTCGTCAGCTTGTGCCCTAACAATTCAATAACAATTACGGTTTAACTAAAGAAAACATATGGCAGCAATTCCAGCAATCGACGCTAATATTTGCTCTGGATGGACAGAGCAGAATATTAACTTGTTCAACAAACTCGACTTCTATCTCGCCGCTCTTCAAGCTAAGAAGCGTAAGACGTGGATGGGGTGGAGTAAGTTCTGTGGTAAGGTTAAGTGGCAAGCCAACATGGGCGCAACCATGAAGGGTGTTCGCAAAGAACCTTCTCCTAACTTGCGGCAGTTCGCATTTCCTACAGTGTTGAGTGGTATCCCTAAGAAAGATATCATTGACATTCGAGAAATGACTGTTACTACTCAAGTTTCTCGTCATCGTTTCGAGTCTCCAGTTCTTAACTTCTTGCCTGACTTCCAAGACTTCATGACTAATCATGTGTCTGCTCTTGGTGAAGACATTGAAGAGAAGAAGCTCCGCTACGAAGATATTTTCATTCGTGGTAACATCTTCCACAACTCTCCTAATGTGTGGATTCCTAATCGTGCAGCTGGCGAAATGGTAATCGCACCTATGGGTGATGGTAACCAAGCTGGAACTAGCGGTAAGACTACTGCTTGGTTGTCTGCTATCTTGCCTGAGATTGGTCAGCCGGGATACTTGGGTCTGCAATCTATTAACAAGTTGGTTACTGCACTTGAAGTTGACCTTCGTGTTCCTGCATTCAAGGGTTCTGGCCAACCTACAGATGATGTTGGATTGAACGATATGTATTGTCTCGTTCTGTCTGCGGAAGCGTGGAATCAATTCACGTTTGACCCGTGGGTATTGGCTAACAAGAAACTCGACTTCGATGTTGTGAACCAATCTTTCCGTGGTTCTCTGTTCGGTCGTGTTACTTGCAAGCTGGAAGATATGCCGCTTCGTATTGCTGCGGATGGCACGTTCCCAGCTCCTGAGATTCGTGTTAGTGGTGGTGATGCTTACAACGAAGGTGAATCTGTTGTTAATCCTGACTATCAAGATGCGCAATATGAAGTTGCGTTCTTGATTGGCACGGAAGGTTACAAGTCACTGGAAGTTGGGCCGCCTCCTACGGCATTCACGAACGGTGGTTACAATGACAAGTTCCGTAAGATGACTTGGAATGGTGAACTCATGCTCACTAAGGACTTCCTTATTGAGTGCGTGGATGATGACGGTAATGTTCGCTACGAGCAGAACTCTTATGGTGAATACCTCAAGTTCCAATCTCAGTTGGCGCTTGGTATCATTGGTCAACAGAAACGTAATATCGTTCCTATCATCTTTAAGCGGACCCGCGGTGCTGTGGTTCCTGCTTAAGTTTAACAGTAACATAGAATCAAACAAAGAAAGAAATCGAATACAAATGAAAACAAACTTCTTCTCTAATTTCTGCAAAGTGATGCTTGCAGGATGCGTAGTGGCAATGGCTGCCTTGGCCCCTTATAAGGCTGAGGCAGCTTCCATTTCCGCTAACTACACCTCACTCAGCACTAACTCTCTGCTTACTGTTCCTGTAACGGTTAGCACGATTCAAGTTAGTGCTAGTTCCTCGAACGCAGCTACTGTAATCTTCTACGATACTGCTTACGGTAGTAACGTATATGCAGTTGCCGCTAATGTAACTCGTAGTAACTACGTTACTAATGCTGTTAGCACGTATGTTACCACGACTGGCGTGACGAACTACCTTACTAACACTGTGTTGTATACTGCGCTGGTGACTAACTCTGCTAATGCAAACACTCCGCTGCCAGCAGCTGCTACGTTTACAGTTCCAGCTGGGCTTACAACTACGTTCCCTGTTGAACTTGTGTTCAGCCGAGGCGTCCTTGTTAAGGCTAACACTAACGTAACAGTGAATGTTACATACCAAACTGGCCCAAGTGCTCCGTAAGTAGTTAAATATTGAGCTTGTTGTTTACTTCTCCACTGTGTCGGTCAGTTGCTAGTGTGCTCGCAAAGCTAAACCCGGCAAGGAGATTAAGACACAACAAATTAAGTCCACTTAGTGACGTGTTCAGCTAGGTGAGATTTAACAGAAGTAACAACAAGCTCCCATTTAATTATTTAGGTCAACAAAACTTTACCATAACATTATGTCAACTCCCGGTAATCCTCCAATTCCTCGTATTCCTTACAGTGCTCCTGCTAGGAGTATCGCAGATGTGAATGAAATCATAGCTGCTATCTCTGATAGGATAGTAAACGCTAACGCCATGAACTTAGGTGTTAACGGTGCAGTAGGTTGTGGGCCGGCAGATGTGGTAACTGGAAACTTCTTTGCACTACAAGCAATTGGTGACACTGTTATTGGAACATTGACTGCAGTTGGAGATAGTGGAGACGTTCTTACTGGAGTTACTTTACCGTCTGGTATGGTTGTGTATGGTAACTTTACTGCTGTAACTGTCACTAGTGGTTATATTCGTGCTTACAAGAAGCAAGCTTAATTTGAAGTTGGTCTGTTTATGAACTATTATGTTAACTCTTGGCATAGGACTGGGAATACATAAGCAAGATGCAACAGTAGGCCAAGGTGGCGGTGGCGGAGGGGAAGTCTATAACATAATTACAGAAGATGACATTAACATAATCACAGAAAGTGGCGATGAAATCATTCGGGAGGATGCGCCATGATGTGTTTGAACTTAGGGTTAGGAATACAAAAATCAGATAATTCTGTATATAGTTCTGGTCCTCCTCCAGAAAATAGCATTACGTTATCAGCAGCAGAACTTTATATACCTGTAACGGAAGCGCGGCCAGCTAGAGCGACACTAGACTTTGTAAGATTAGTAGATACAGTTGTAGCATTGTCTACTGATAATCCCGCAGCAGAAATTATAACTCCGCAAACAATATTAGCTGGAGATTTATTTGTAGAATTTTTTGTAGCTAATCCGGGTGGTCCAGCAGGAAATGCAGTTCTTAGTGGAACGTCAGATTTAGTAGTCAACAACACTTTAACTTTTGAATTAGGTGAATAAACAAAACATTATCAAATATGGGTTAGTTGCTATCTTGGGGTTGCTGTCTGTGGCGGCAACAATTAAGATTAGTGACATGACTTCTGCTACCACTGTTGGTAATGCAGACCTGTTTACGCTTGTGCAAGGTGGAGCGAATAAGAAAGTTACGCAAGCGACACTTCTTACTAACATCTTCGCTAATGTCACAGCAGGCAGTAACGTAACTGTTACTAATCAAGGAACTAACATTATTATTGCAGCTACAAGTGGTAGTAGTGGTAATACAGCTTATGCTCAAGCAATAACTGTTAGTGATACTACTAACAGAACTACAACTTCTGCTGCATTTACTAACACTTTCGTGCAAGCTGTTTTCACAAACAACTTGGCCAGCACGAACAGCGCGGTGGAGATAACTGTTTCAGGCTATGCGGGTGGCTCGGTGGTTTCTGGCGTTCTGTTCACCATATTCGCGTGGGATGGAGCAACGGAAACAGACATCAAACCTGCTGCTGTTAATGCGCTTGGCGGTGTTCTGATAAACAGTTCGGCATCACTGGAACCATTCAGCTTTACCTTCGTCCATACCAACATAACCAGCACCACCCCGCTTACATATCGGCTCGCATGGAATGTGAACTCAGGCACAGCCAACATTGGACGTCGTAATTCCGATACGTTCTTTGACTTGCCAACTAATATTACTTTAAGGGAGAAAATTCGATGAAAGACTTTCTAAGAACAGTAATGGTTTATGCAGAACGTAATGGTTGCGTTGCTCAACCTCTAGATGACATATCTAGTTTTAATTGGAGTGGGCCGCTTCCTAAGCCTACTATTGCGCAGTTGGAAGAATTTGAATCGACTGTGTTGGATGAAGAAGCACGAATAGAAGGTATTAAGAACAAAGCTTCTACACTTATTTTGACTCGCTATCCTATTTGGAAACAGAACAATCTCCATATGAGGTTTACTGAGTTAGTCGATAAAGCACAATCTGGCCAAGAACTAACTCCAGAAGAGCAGTTGGAGAAAGAAGCTAGCCGTGCAGTCTGGACTTGGGTAAAGCTAGTTCGTGTAGAATCTGACCGCCTAGAAGGAATTGCTGGAGCAACTGCTAATGATGGTAATTGGCCAGCATAACATAAAGGAAGGAACTATTATGGCCAAGGAACAAACTCAACAACATACTACAGAAGAGTCTATTTGGGAGAAGAGATTCGAGTCAATCTGTAAGTTAGTAGAAAGTCAGGCTAATCAACAAGAACGAATCCTATCTTGCTTGGAAGGAGATGCGCTAGCAGGTAAGAAAGGACTCGTTCATTTAGTTGATGATTTGAACAATACGCAAATGCTTACCAGGAAGCAAGTTGAAGAACATGCTGCTAAGATTAAGATACATGACGACGAGATAGCTGAAAGTAAGTCACAGAGAAAGACTCTGATAACTGTCCTTTCATTAGGGAGCGGCGGCGTTGGAGCGATGCTATCTAAGTTCTTCGGGAATAGTGGAAGTAATTAATTAAGATTTCGGTAAACAACAAACAAGAAGAAAGAACACGTATGAAGAAAAGTTGGAAAACAACGGCTGGCGGTATCAGTGCAATCTTGGCAGCTATTGCTGGTGCCGCGAATCTGATGCTGGATAATAACCCTGCGACTAATCCTGATTGGTCTGTAGTTATCGCAGCGGTAACAACTGGCTTCGGCCTCATCTTCGCCCGTGACAACAACGTATCCAGTGAAGAAGCTGGAGCAGCGAAGACCGAAGTTAACATTACAAAGTAACTAGGAAAGGAGGTTGATTCTTATCTATGCTAACAGCTGCCGCTCTCACTGCAATCATTGGGTTTGCCATTTGGTTGGTGAAGCGGTGGCTGTTATCATCTGATGAGAAGAATCAGTCTCAGGCCGCCCAAGAAGCTAAAGGTCAGCAAGAGATAAGGAAAGTAATCGCTAAGGAACACAATGAAGAAGAACTTAATTCTTTGCTTGATAGTAAGTTGCGGTCTATTGACAGGTTGCGCAACGAGGCGGGAACTGATAATCATTCCTGATACTGGTAAAGTAACTCAATTAGAGAATGGCGATTACTTAGTTCCGAAAGCGCGGATGCTAGAGATACTTGATACTTTGAACGCTTACGAAGCAATGTTGGCAGAACAGTCTAGGAATAGAAACAAATCAAAATAATGAGCTTCACTCCTTACAACATTCAAGATTGGTTGCGTAGAACTGCTGCTGTTCCAGTTCGTCGCAGGAGCACATACATTGAGATTCCTGCTTTTAACTACACTGACCTTGAATGGATTGGAGCAAGTGAATGTGTAGCTCAGTTTAATTTTTCAGCTAGCAATAAGTTTACGCTGATTACGCTGCCCACTAAGCCAACAGACGCTAATTTTGGCCTTTGTATTCGTTATAGGATTGGAGATGAAGTATTTCGCTTTAAGCTCTGGGACGACGAAGCTTTCAAGCTTACTGGTGACGTTCCAGTCTATACAAACGAAATCATTCGTGCTAATTTCGTTATTGAAGTGTGGTCTTACGAGAATGAAACGACTGCACTTAACGAGGAAGCACTTCGCACAATTACGTCTGTTAGAGTTCTACCTACAGATGTAAGTCAGTTAGGTGTTAACGCTGCTTTGGCTGTTGGGGCGGAGTTTAGGGCATTGGCAAATACTAATACTACTCCTACTTCTCCGACGTCTACTGGTCGTATGGGATGGTTTAGGCCAGATGATTATGGTATCATTGTAAATGGTCCTACTGCTACGCCGGGAGCATTAACCAATGCAGATGCTAGCGGGAATATGACAGACTTGAATGATACTGGTATTGGAGTAAGTATCTACGCAGGAGCAAATGCACTAAATGGACATGCTTGGTTGCGATTTAACGGTTCTACAGCTTACATGGATTCTGCTTATGCTGGCGGTGTTCAAGCTGGAGATAGGACATTTGTTGGTGTGATGCGTATCTATGCAGGGAGTATAGATTTAGATGGTTGGATAGTTGCAGATTACGATAACACACTGATGACTGCTGATAAACTTGCTCATTTCAGTGACACAGAAGTGTATCTCATTAAGCAAGATGGAACTACAGGAGATAAGTTAACGCTAACAGATGATGAGTGGGTTGTATTCTACATGACTATCTCTAGGAGCACTAACACAGTAATCCTGCACATAGAGGGACTTGGTGACGTTGAGATAGATAGTAGCATTGGTGACGTGCTTGCATCTTCCACTGAGATGTATCTTGGCAATGACCCAACAGCAATTGGTGCGAATGCAGGGAAGTTCGACTTAGCTGAACTACTTGTATTCAACTCTGTTCTCTCTGCGGCAGACTTAACAACTAACATGCAGTATCTCTCTGAGAAGTTCTTTGAAGGCATTTCTCTTCCTCTCACATTTAACGAAGGTGGTCCGTGGCTCGATAACGATAACTAAACTACTCTAACATGAAAAAACTCCGTAATATTGTATTCTCTTTTGTCTGTCTCTTAGCCGCATATTCGCTGTATGCTGCGAATGACCCTGACCTCAGTAAAGGCTTAGACCTGACTAGCAGAACTACCGTAACTGCGTCGCAACTTAATCAGTTAGTTGACGCTGGAACACTTCGCACAAATCGCGCCGCGCTACTTCTAACTAACGCTGCACCTAACGTTGTAGCAAATCCACGATACACGAATTGGATTTGGCTCGATCAGAGTTCTATCCCATTCGTTCTTAAAGCTTGGAACGCTAACTCTAACGCGTGGATTGCAGTAAGCTTTGGCACTAATGCAATCACTACTGCACAGATAGGAGACGGCCAAGTTACAACTGTCAAGATTGCCAATGGTGCAGTTACCACTGACAAACTCGGTGACAATTCTGTAACGGAAGCTAAGATTGTGGCTGGGCAAGTTTCTGCTAGTAAGATGGCTAATAATGCTATTACTACACTGTCTATTACGAATGGTGCAGTTACAACCGAGAAGTTGGCAGTTAATTCAGTAAACACTACTAATGTAGTAGATGGTTCTATTACTTCTAATAAGATTGCTGCTGCTACTATCACTTCTGACAAGTTTGCGCCGGGAGCTATTGGTGCTGCTTCTATTGAAGATAATAGTATCACTGGTATTAAGATTGTAACGGGTGCAATTGGAACTACTAACATTGCAAATAGCGCAGTTACTACTAACAAGATTTCGTTTGGAATGTGGCTTTCTACTAACCAAACAGTTGCTATTCCTGCGGCTGCTGCTACTGCAACATTGACTCACACATTTCCTGCTCAACCACAAAGTGTTAACGTAGTGTTGGTTTGCACTTCGGCAGATTTGGGTTATTCTGTTGGAGATGAGATTCATATTCTTAGTGCTATCAACAATGCCGGTGCAGATGATTATCCTATGATTACGTATTCTGTTACTGCTGCTGGAATTACGTTTACGCGTGGGTCAACGTCTACAGCTACGTCCAACTTCATCAACAGGAAAGACACTGGAGTTCCTGATGATATTGTTACGACTAGCTGGAACATTAAATACTACGCTACGTATTTCCCTACGCCTAACTAATTAATAATCATGTCACTTCGTAACATACTACAAAAAGTAGCTACTAAGACTGGGGCTGATTTAACAAATCAGGAACAGTTGGACTACTTGATTCAGGAAGTCAATGATACAGCTAAAGACGTATATGTAGCTAACGACTTCCCGAATTCACTAATAGAGCAACGCTACTATATGACGGATGACACTGAACTAGTTCGTCTAGTTCTTCCGGCTGAAGTAGGTAAGTTACGGGCAGTTAGGTATTCTGACCTCGTAACTGGCAACATAACTCTTGTAGATATGCGGCCACGTTACTATACTGGTAACAACTGGATAGATAACAGGAACTTCCTAAAGTTTGAAGTGCAGAGTGATAATGCACCAATCAAACGAGAGATTGAGAATGCATCAAGAATTACATTCACTCTCAAGAAAGTCGAAACACAAGATGTAATTATCACTGTTGCTGGACGCACAGATTTCTCCCAGTCTTTCTCTGAGGACGTTACTATTCCAGCTGGCTCTCTGTCAGCTACTACAGTCAACAATTACGAAGATATCGTATCGTTTACTAAGAACGTAATCACTGATTCTGACGTTCTAATTACTGACATTGACGATAACGAGATAGCTGAGATAATGAATTATGCAGCTGAGTCTCGTTACGTTTTAGTGCAAGTTTCTACTCGCCTTCTGACAGAAGTCTATTTGCAACCGGGATATACTCGCACTCTTGAAGTCCTTTATAAGAAGAAGTTCCGTCCGATGCAGAAACTAACTGATGAGTTTATGTGTCCTGATTGCGACAACATAATTGCAACTGCGTATCTAGCAGAATATGCAGCGCAGCAAGAAGGACAAGAACAACGTGCAATCCTCGCTGCTAACAGAGCGCAACAACAAGCTTCTGACTTAGCCTTCGATGATGAACAGGGCCGCCAGATGAAGCTAGAAGGGATGCAGTCTAGCGGTCTAGCAGGCTTCCAGCGAGTGCGTAACTCACGTCGTGGTTATGGTAGACGCTACTGCTAACATATATATGATTATTCCTCAATCTGACAAGGACGGTAATGGGCAAGCTGTAGTTCTGGAGTTCATTCAGAATAAGTTCTCAGGTGGAATGAATCGTCTAGAAGATTCTACACAGGTTGGTGAGAATGAATATCCACTACTCATAAATGGACGTAATCGCTTAGGCACTATCAAGCCTATTGCTAAGCCATTGGAGGATATGACTGGCCTGCCTAGCGTTATCACTAAGCTTCAAGGACTTTACACGGCGGCCAATTACGGGCTTGTGTTTGCAGATGGGAAAGCATACTACAAAGATTATTCTGTTCCAGCTAGTATTTGGAATGAAGTTGTTGGTTTGCAGATGGATGCTGGAGTTGATGTAATATACATCGCACTAGTAGAGTCATCTACTATCAATTATGTCCGTAAACTTGATGTTGCAGATGAGATTAACGGAGTAGTTAATATCTCAGGAGTTGCTTCTACTACTCCTCGTGCAGTAGTTGTGCAAGATGGAATTACCCAACCTTGGATAATTCTGCCCGACGCTACTGCTAGGCAGACTAAGTCCTTTGGTGAGTGGTCGCAAGATGATAGAGAGTATGTTCCTATTGGGACACTCATGGTCTATGATGAGGAAGATGCTATCCTGTATGTATACGACAATTTGAAGAAACTCCTCTATAGGTCTGTAAGTGGCCGTCCGCTTGATTTTGTAGTAAACATAGATACTACAGGTAACAAAGGAGGCGACGCTGCTACAACTGCACATGCTGTTTCGTTCGATAGCGTAACTGGCCTACAGAAACTTAACGTCCAAGAAGGTGGATTCTTCGTATCTACTCCTAAAGTATCTTATCGTGTAGTTCCAGACTTTACGTTCACTGTATTTGGCGAACCTGTATTCACTAACCGCCCGATGTTCACTACTGGAGTCCTTAACCAGTTCTCTACTATTGAGGCACTTGGCGATACAGTATTCATTGACTATAACGGAATAGTATCATTCAATGCAGTCGAACTTTACCGTAACGAAGGGCGTAACTCTCCATTCTCTCAGAAGATAGCTGCGATATTGGAAGATGTGCAGCAGGATAATTTAGTTTGTGCGGGGAAGTTTGACAACTACGTAATGTTTTCTGTTAAGACTATCTATGGGCCAGCAGTTATCGTTTATGACGAATTGAGGAACGTTATAGTAGCACTAGACATGTATGCGGACGTAGAGCGTATAGTGCAGTTCGCTGAAATTAAGACGCCTTCTCTTCGTAAGTTGCTATTCAGGACTTCCGACAACAAAGTGTATGAAGCGTTTGCAGATACAGAGGAAGTAGAGCAACTACAAATTTACATTGGTGATTGGTCCTCCACTAATCCTAAAGTTTCCATAAGGCCTAACTTCTATAAACTAGTTTTCCAAGACGCAACTAGCTCTGGCACGATAACTGCTCAATGTTACGTGGACGGAAAAGCTGGTAAGACTTTACAGCAAGATATAGTAGCTGTTAAGAGTCCTTCAACTATTCCTGTTACACTTCCTTTCGGCGATAAAACTTCCGATTCCGTCCAACAAGTTACTTTCGATTTCTCTACTGAGAACCAAGGATGGAAAGTTGGATTGTTTATTTCTTGGAGTTCAGATGTTAAACTGAGTTCTGTGTATCTTGCAGCTAATTCGTATAACTCTCAGACTTCTTGGGAACAGCAAGCTAACATTAGCAAGAAAGTTCTTACGCCGGGAGTGGTTGCGAATGGCAGTAAGAATATATTCTGAGTTAATGTATGGCATCACGATTCGCTGTAACACCTAAAGATTTACTCGCATTCTGTGTTAAACATAGAGAAGGAACGAAAGCCTTCTGGTTTAACAAAGAGAATAGGCCGTGGACAGAAGCTGAGATTTTAGCGTATATCATACAGTGTTACCATAATAAAACTCTAGCAGTTGTGTTCGATGAAGCAACTGGAGAAATTACGGGAATAGCAACAGGTGACATAGACTTGCCACGTAAAGTTTACAGAGTTAATACAGTCCTAACAGTGAAAGATAAAGGAGTATCTCTAAGATTGCTCCTTAAGATATTCAAAGATAAATATCCTTTCCTAAAACTTGAAGCAGACCGACATGGAAAATTCAAACAATATGACACAGACAGATTGCTCCGAAAAGTTTCTGTTTAATCTATCTGTTGTCCTAGCTCACACTATTTGGTTTGAGCATAAACAACTCGCAGTTGCGCGTTGTGTAGACGACGCACGAATGGGTGGTGACCCTCCTGCTGCAAGTGCGAGTGAGACTACAGCACAGCAACTAATGGCGTTTACTGAGTTCTTGCCGGGACTCATGCAAACTTTGCGTCCTGAGCAAGCAGCAAGTGAACAAGCTAATGTAGATGTGCAGCGTGCAGTTCAGCCTCAGTTGGCTGATTTGAATTTGGAGTTACTCCAGAAGTATGGCCCCGAGTATAATAAAGTTGGCGCAGATTTAGCGAGAGAGAATCAACAGTTGCAGTCCGAGAATGACTTATCTATTCTGCAAGGCACAGGTCGAGATGTAGTTACTGCTGCAACTGAAGCACAGCGTCTAGCAGACCCAGAATACTATGCAACACGTGAAGCAACTAATAAGAAGTATCTTGACCTTATTGATACTTACGACCCGACTGGGCTCTCTCCTACGGAAGCAGCTAACATAGAGAGACTTACTAATAGGTCAAATACAAGAAGCGGGACGGCAGGTTTGGGAAGTCCTACTTCAGCTATAACTAATGCGTTTGCATTTGATGCTAAGTTGCAGCAGAAGAAACAGAATCTTAGTAATGTTCTGCAGCAGTATTCTAGTTTGCAAGCAGGTAATAGGTCTGGAGTTGATGCTGGAGCACTCACTACTGGTAAGCCTTTCATGCAAGCTTTCAATCAGAATCAATTCCAGCCTGTTCAAGCATTTGGAACTAGGTCTGCTGAGACTTCAGGCACTGCTAATAACTTCCTCGCGCAGACTGGCGAGAATGCTCGACAGAGCAATGATATTGAATCGCAACGTCGTGATACTTTGGACAGAGTTAATGAAACACAACAAGCAGTTGGTAGTTGGTTGAGCCTCTAATACGCATCATATGAATGAACAAGTAGCATCACTACAAGATTGTCAGAATGAACTTGCTGAAATGCTTAAAGAGCATCCAGTAGCACTTGAGTTTGTTAAGTTATATGTAACTTATGCAAACTTAGTGGATGACATAGTTGACGAGAAAGACTTTCAGAATTCTGAAATGTTTCTCAAACATGCAAACTTAGCTGAGACAGTTCATGCTCATCCTTACTGGATACAACATGCTGGTTGGATACGAGTTGCTCTACTCATAGTCCACAATGATTATAGTGATTCAGTTCTGTTTGAAAAAACAGAAGACGCAGGTAAGAAGCAACTGGCCGACTCGCTCCGTATAGCAGCGATACATTTAGTTTTACTAGTAGTCTATAATGAACTTGGTTACGATGCAATGCGGCAGATTTCTCCTAAATTCAGATATGCTCTGTGGAGGAGGCACAAAGATGAAGCTCATTAACAGATATGGACCATGCATTGGTATTAGCCTCTTCCGCTTTCGTAGAACTAATTACGAACTCTGGTGGTGTCCTGCTGCTTACGAAATTCCTGAGCATTGTCATCCTAATCAGCATATTGAACTACGCCTTATTTTCGGTAGGACAGAATTTTTTAGACGTAGCAGTAAGAGTGGGGCGTTTGAATCCGCACCAGCACAGTTTCCAGCAGACTGTGGTAGGGTTTATTCTGTTCCTGCTGGTTATTTCCACAAATTTAATACTGGTAAATGTCCTCTCGTTTTTATCAACAAAGAACAGTGGCTAGAAGGAGTAGAGATTACTTCTGCCGCGACAGACTTTAGAATTAACTAATATTATGGCTCCAAAAAATCGTGCTCGTTCATTTGGTGGTGGCGGTGGAGGAGGCTTAGACCTCGGCGCACTTCTGCTTATGGGAGCGGGAATGCCAACTGAGAATCCGATGTTCGGAATGGATGAAGAATCTTTCCGTGCAGAAACTGGAGACTATAAGAGTAAGTTTGATGGAGAATCTCCATTTAAGAAAACGAATGCGATACAACGGTATGCGGGGAATGACTCTGATATACGGAACGCTGAGTATAAGTTAGGTAAGCAACAGATGCAGCAACAATTTGAACTCCAGAAGGATATGGAGAAAGTCAAGTTGGCTAATGAGTTGGCTGCTGCTGGATTCCAAAGGGAATCTGCTATGTTGTTAGAGTCCACTTCTGCTGGTAATAGAGCTAAGTTGCAAGAAGCTTCTGACAAAGCTGCTGCTGAGAGGATTGGTTTAGGTGGGAAGGAAGATAGAACTACACTTGAGAAGAAGTCTGAACTTACTCGCGGTGATGTAACGCACCAAGGAGAAGTAACAAAGGGAGTAACTGCTGCTGATTTGCTTGGTAAATTTAATGCCGAGAAACTCGGTGTGTATCCATCTACTAAAGAGATGCCAGTTCTTAGTGAGAAGCTCCAGAACAATGCAATGTATAACGCAGACAAGGCTAGCAAATTCACAGACGCTAGCTTACTACTTAACGAAAATAACGCTAGGAAGGCCGGATATTTGGATATTGGAAGCAGCGGAACAATGGATATATCGTCGCCAGATAAGCGAGTTACACTGTTTGATAAGGGAGCAGAAGCTGGTCTTGGAACTCCCGGTCGTAAACCTTCTGTATTTACTCAACCTACTAAGCTTAACCTTGACAAGGAGCCTAAGACTGATGGAGTTGCAGGAGTTGGAGTTCAGCAAGGACAAGCCACTCCACGCACTATGCCAGCTACTTCTAATCTTATCATGCGTGATGTTGGAACACGTGATAATGGAGAGATGGTAAATGAGAATGGTAAGAAGATGGTTACGAAACAAGGTGGCCTCATTGGTCTACCTGCTACCGAAGAACAGCTTCTCGCTGAGAAACTACGGAAACGTCGTTCTATGATTGAGATACAAGACCTCTTAATGACTCCCCAATCTGGACAATGGCCGCCTCGCTAACCTACTATTGATTATATGGCAGACGCTAATTATCGCCGTCAACTTCTGTTAGAAGCTGGCCTTGACCCATCTCAAGTCGCACTTGATGACCAAGGTTTCGTGATTGCTGCTCCAGAGCCGCCTCAATCCCCTGTAGTTAATCAGGCAACTTCACTACAGCCGCTAACTCCTAAGCCACTTGGAAGTGCAGTTAGGCAGTTCGGTGCAGGTGTGCTTCCTGCTGCTGGCGGCCTACTTGCAGGTAGTCTGGCGGCTGCTCCATTCACAGGAGGAACATCTCTACTTCTACCTATTGGCGCTGGTATAGCGGGTGCTCTTGCGGGTGGTTATGGGGCAGCTAAGTTGCAAGAGAAAGTAATGCCTGAAGAATGGAATCAGCAACTAGCTCTTGACGCTGAGGTTAATCCCAAGGCGTCGATGCTGGGTAATGTAGCTTCATCGTTAGTGTTCATGAAGCCAGACTTGAAGTCTGTTGCGAATGCTGGACAAGGAATTAGGAATCTAGTTACTGGCGGAGCAAGTAAACTCTCTGGTCCACAAGCGGGTAATCTGCTAAACATCGGACTTGGTGGCGGACTGGGTGCTGCTAGTTCTATCTACGAAGACGTTTCGCGTGACAAAGAAATAGATTTTGGTAAGCTTGCAATTAGTGCAATTGGTAATGCACTAATTAATAATCCAAATAAGCTTGGTCAAAAGCTTGGAGCTACGCCTAACGTATACGATGATATTGGCGAGACACAAGCTAGGCAGATGATGCAGGCAGACCAAACTACGCTTGGCGAAGAGTCACTTCAACTTCGTAATAAGGCTGACAGAGAACGTGCGGCGGCAGCTGAAGCAAGAGACAAAGAGATATTTGATGAGTTGCCTGCTAGTCTTAAGAAGAAAGTCTCTTCTAAGTCTATGTCTCTGCAAGATGCAATCATAGTTGCGCGTGAAGAGGAAGGAATTGCACAACGTAAAGCACAGGCTGCTGCTGGCAAACTACAGACTCCTTCTACTCTGGAGGACATTAAAGGATTCGGTGCACAAGAGCGTGGATACGAAGAGATGTATTCGCAATATGGCCGCGACGTATTGTCTCAAGAGCCTACTCCTAAGCTGAAGTTGGCTGAGACACAGCGTGTAGTTGAGAATCAGTTAGCGGAAAAGGCGAATGAAGTAGAACTCCAGAAGTTCGTAACTGAAAGTAAGAAGCTAGACTTTGAGAAAGCTAGACTAGAGAAGGAAGCACAGGATTTGGAAGAGATGCAGAGAGTTGCAAGCGCGCCGAAACCTGCGTCTGAGAACGCTCTTAAATACCTAGAGAGCGGAATAGTGAATCGTAGGTTGGCTGGAGAAGAAGTTCGTCCTACGGTAAGTGAGAGCGATTTGTTGCCGAGTAGGGCGGCGATGAGTGAAGATGCAGATTTGCTTGCTCCCCAGACGGAAGCAGAGAGGATTCAGGAAGACTTTGACTTAGGTAAGAGGAAGCAAGAAGGTGAACAAGCTATAAGAAAGCAGACTACTACTCCTGAGTTTAAGAAGTGGTTTACTGGAAGTAAAGTTGTAGATGAAAAAGGTGAGCCGCTAGTAGCTTATCATGGTAACTCTGCTGACTTTAATTCTTTTGACAAAGATGTTGCAGGTGATGTAGGTTTTTATTTTACTAAAAATACAGGAGAAGCCTCTGAGTATAGCAGGTTTAATGGAGAAGGTTCTAATGTAAAACCTGTGTTCTTAAATATTAAGAATCCTGTTCCACAAGATGTATATAATGAAGTAGCTAGAATTTATGGTAAAGGCGGTAATCCGCGTAAAGCTATAAATCAGAGATTGCGCTTAATGGGTTATGATGGAAGAATCATAGGTGATCACTATGTTGTATTCGAACCCACGCAAATTAAGTCTGCAACAGGTAATAAAGGAACTTTCGATTCTACCAATTCAGATATTAGGTATCAAGACTCTACTGTCCTCTCTGACGAACAACGTCGTGTAATCCAAGACGCTAAGGCTGAAGTAACTAAGAAGATGAAGGATGCAGGTATCTCTACTGAACCAACAGTTGGTTTTAGAGACGCTATGCAATTGCTAGCTGCTAAGCGTAAAGTTAAGTTAGAGCTGGACCCAGCTGTAGAAGGAGCAGGTGAAACTGTTTCTGTAGCAGAACAGAAGAAACTTCGTGGTGCATTGGAAGATGTTACTGCCAAGATTAACCCACAGATTGCAGGCATGGATACTTGGCCGCATGAGATGTTCCATGTTTTCTTTACTGACATGGAAATAGGTAAGAGTCAAATTGGGAGAGACTTAGCTAAGAAGGCGAAGGAAGTGTTTGGAGGAAGTGAAGAAGTGCTTACTGACGTAACTGGGAAAGAAGTAATTACTCGTTTACTAAATCTAGATAAGGAAGGCAAGACTAAGAAGTTCTTTAAGGATTTCTGGTCGTTTGTTAAGACTAAGTATGGTAATCCTACAACGGGAGATGTTAAGAGGCTGATGGCAAATAGACTACTTAACGAGGTCTCCTACAGCGAACTTAATCCTTCTGCCGTGGCAGGGAAAGTAGGAGTAGAGCTGACGCAAGAGGAGTCAACTGGCGAGCCAGCACTAGCACAGCGTGAAGGCCAACAGTTGCCTAAGGAGAATGTTACTTCAGAGGTAGCGAAGGGCAAACTGTCGGAGATGAAGAAGACTCTGGGGATGGAAGAAGGGAAGAATAAGGTGGACCAGAAGGACTTGAAAGCAGCTAAGTTTGCAGGTAGACAGCAGGAAGGCGATGCAACACTGAAAGATGATAGGACGTTCGCAACTGATTTCGAGAAGCAATTCAAGTCAGTCAGCACTCCATATAATTTACGTTCTAACAAAGAAGGTAAATTTACTTCTAGCGAAGTGGTGCAGTCACTGAGTAAAATCAATCCCGGAGAAGCTCAATTACTTAAGGATGCGGGGATTGAAGGTTATCTGAAAGCTAATCCCAAAGTTAGCGCAGAGGAACTTACGAAGTGGATTAAGGAGAATGGTCCGAAGGTTGAAGTGTTAGAGTATGGACAGAGTGGGAAGGTTAGTAAGGCAAAGGAAGAGTATGATAAGATGACTCACACTTGGTATGATAACCTTCCAGCTAAAGAAAGAAGCTATGTTGGAGATGAGTTAGGTAAGCATCATTTAGCATGGATTGGCCAAGCTCAAATGGATGAAGCTAAAACTATTGTTGCCAAGTTGCTCGCTACACCAGAAGGTAAACGCTATAAAGAACTGTCTGAAATAGTCGCTAAAGAACCAAAGGATGGCGGCCCTCGCGCAACCTCGACTTACAACTACGTATCTCCTAAAGACCCCAAGAAGTTTCCTGTGCAGAGAGTTGATGTGGTGTTGCCTACGAAATTACGTAAGGGTGCCACAGAAGATAAACTCAATAATAGAATTATTGATGAAGAAGGTGTTCCTCGTTACGAAGATTCTAAATATTACGATAAGCTTAAAGGTGTTCTATGGCAACCCGACAACCTCCACGAAAACGTGCCTAACACTCTAGGTTGGGCAGCGATACAGTATGAGACGCTTCCTAGTGGCGAGAAAGTAGCTCACATATTTGAGTTGCAGAGTAGGTGGGGGCAGAAAGTAAGAGAAGAAAAAGCAACATATAAAGACAATCCAGAGTTCTATAAGAACCTACCTGATAGTATTGACCACCCCCTCCTCAAAGACTACAACCGCCTAATCCTTAAGGCCGCTATAGACGAAGCTCGTAAGCGTGGAGCTACGAAGATTGCGATTAGCGATGCAGAGACGGCGATGATTACGGAGGGGCATGATATGCACCCTGAAACTATCGACATCATTGACCATTTACCTAATCGTAAAGCTGGTGAAGCAGCACTCAAGCGTTATCAAGAGCGTAATCCAGATAAACGCTATACGCTAGAGAAGTCTGACATGAGTTCTGAATGGGTTATTCGTGAAGTAGAAGCTCGCCCTGTGCAAGAAGGCGGTATGCGCTTCAACTATGACGAAGCCCTTCCTCGCATTGCAGAAGAACTAACTGGAAGTAAGGGAGAGAGTGTGGAGTTTGGGGAGCATAAGAATGCTGTTGAATATGTAAGCCCTACTACAGGTCGTTCGATGGGAACTGCTACAGGTGGAGATTTGGTTAAGAAGAATCGCGACAACCTAATCTTCAAGAATCCTGATGGCACTCCTAAGACTTCTATCACTGCTCGTATGTATGACATTGGTATGACCTCTATGCGTCGTGCTAGTGGTGAACCTTTCAGTATGTTTGGTAAGAGGTATCAGTCAGAGTCTGACGCGCTCCCTCGCCAGCAAGCTGACACGCAACAGTCTTATGAAAGAGAAACTCCTGCCGGCCGCATTAAGGTAGACATAGCTGAGAAGCAACCTCTGAAATTAGCGTTCCTTGACTTTATGCTTGGGCAGAGTGATAAAGTTAAGAAGGTTGATGCCGAACTTGGTGATGCGTTCGAGAAGTTCTTCCTACGTCGTAGCTATCTAGAAGGCAAGTATGCTAACACTATCCAAGACGTAGCAGTAAAGTATAAGCCAGAAGTTCGTGACAGAGTTAGCAAGTATATGATGGCACTTGATGCAGATAAGCCTGCTCCGTATACGCTGAAAGGAGATGAAGTAACTCTGCATAAAGAAATTCAGAACTACTTGAAGAATGTTCGCGCAGACCAGAACGAACTTGGTATCCTAGTTTCTGGAGTTCGTGAAGGTAAGTTCAATGAGAACTACTTCCCTAACATGATGGGCCGCGATGTAGTTAATACACTAGTGAATAAAGGTGATTCGCAAGAGGCCGCCACTTATCGTAAAGCATGGCGCGAACACATTACTACAGCGTCGCAAGGTAAGGTTACTAGTAAGGAAGCGAACGAGATTATCAATAATTACATTCGGGCGATTGGTAGTAAGAAACTATCTGGCCAGATGGAGTTTGGTGCAGTTCGGAAAGCAGAAGGTTATGGTCTGCCTCCTGAGATGCAAGAGAAAGACTTGCTAGCACGTCTAACAAGGTATGGCAAGAGAGTAGCTAAGGACTTCGCTTACTTCCAAGAGTTGCAGAGTAAAGAGAACGTAGCTGCAAAACTTGGTCTACATGACCAGAAGGGTAAGCTGATTACGAAAGAAGGAGTAGAGAGTGCGAAGTCCTCTAACGAAGAAGTAATCAAAGCTATCAAGATGGTGGATGACGACTACGACTACTACCACCCAGTCACAAACGCGTTCAACAGACTAGTGACTAACTCACTGTTGGGTCCGCTGTCGGGCGCACGTGACATTGCAACTATTCCGGTTAACGTTATACCTTACATTAACAAACTCGAAGACTTCGGCGCATTCGTAAAAGCTATTCCTAAATTGGGACAAGCTTGGAAGAAGTCTTTGCAAGCTGGTGCGCGTAGAGAGAACTTGGATTCTCTGTTGTATGGTGACTCTGGGAATTCTGGCAACTACGTAGTTGACAAGATGAATCAACTAGCTCAAGGCTTGCGTGTAGTGCAGGGCAGAGAGTTTCTGGAACAGGGAGCACGGACCTATTCTTATGCTATCGGAGAGGAACTAACTAAAGCTAACATCCTCCGAGCTGCTGCTGGAGATAAGTCTTCTCAAGAGTGGGTGAAAAAGTTCGGTAAGATTGTAGACGGGAATGAGATGAAGTCTGCGAAGGATTTCAGAAGTCTGTCACAAGAAGATGTGATGAAGATAACGAAGTCATTTGTAGACCAAGTGCAGGGTAGTTACGATGGCCGCAACTTACCTCTTGGTATCATGGAAGGC